AGTTAGATGCGATTTCTTCAGGGACACCTAATTCATCTACATCGATATTTGCATCAGGAGTAATAACTGAACGAGCAGAGAAGTCTACACGCTTACCCATCAAGTTTCCACGCACACGACCAGTCTTGGCACCCAAACGAGATTTGAGAGTCTTGAGAGGACGACCTGATCGTTGAGCAGCAGGTGCCATACCCTTGATATCGTTATCCACATAGGTTGCTACATCAAATTCAAGGAGTTGTGTTCGCTTTTCAATGATATCACGATTTTGACCTTTATCGATTTGTTCACGGAGGATTTGGTTACTGCGAACAATATCGATGAGTTTGTGCGATAAGTCATCGTCCATACGTTGATTGTCTTCCATGACAACTGGGGGACGCACTGTCAAAGGAGGAACTGCCAATACTGTACAAACCATCCAAGCAGGATGAGAGAACTTAGGATTAAATCCAAGTATTTTTACAGTGTTTTCAGTCAAGCGTTGAAAGCAACGAAGAACCATTTCAGGTTGAATTGGAACGGTTTCATCGTTTCCGCTTTCTGACTTTGCTCCAGTGAGCTTACCTTGTAAGGTGCAGACGGTTCCTTGAATCTTTTCAACTTTCTTTAAGACTTGAGTTCCGCAAGTAGGACAGGATCCTGCCTTATTACGAAACGCTTTCGAAATGTAATCTACTGTGCGAGAACGGATATCAGAAAGACGATCCATACCAGTTAGTTCAGAGTTCAAGTAAGTTTCTTCGGAGAAGTCATCTTGACCTGCTAAGTAGAGTGTAGAGCAGTTGATACATACACAGTTGAGAACTTTGATGGTGTATTCAAGGAATTGGTATAAATAGACGGGGCGAGCAAGGGTAATGTGTCCAAAGTGGCCTTGACATTGAAGATTTGTGTGTTTACAGGTGGGACATACTTTTCCACTTTCAATAACACCAAGACGAGCATCAAAGACACCTCCAGGAACAGGGTTTCCTGCTTGATGAGTCTTATCAGTTATAACTTCAACGACGGAACGACGGAGTATTTCCTCTGGTGAGGTAATGCCAAATTGAATACCCGCTATTGACATTGTATTCTTATTAGTCTATCCCGTAATATCTTTTTACGATCCGTTCTACACGATTATTTCCGTGTTGAATACAACAGATGACTATCTTTTTTAAGGTTAAGTTAACAGAGGAGAACGTAAGATCTTATGTTCAACCTGAAGAAACGTATAATACAGAATGCAATGATACAAAAAACTGTATTGCATGTGCCTTTAGAATGTTAGGATTATATGATGATAAAATTGCAAATGATATTACACAAATATGTAATAGAACAAAATCAGCAAAGGAATTTCCTTTTTATATTGACTATCAACTAAACACTATTGTTAAAGATGTTTATGAACTTTATTTTGAAAAAAAACTTTATTTTGAAACTTTAAATTTTATTAAAATTGCAAATATTTTACCTCAAGTAGACTTAAATCCAAATGAAGCATGTTTATTTTGTTATTTTTTTCAAGGAGCAGAAATAGGTCATGCAGTTATTTTACGAAAAAATGAACAAAATGAACTTGAATTAATTGATCCACAATTTAATGCTTCAAAATTATCAACAGAATATTCATTAACAGAAGAACAACAAAGAGAAGTTAGATTTGAAAAGACAAATAACTATTCTCGTGTAACCGGTTTAGATAATATAATAAAAGTGTTATTTAACGAAAGTCAAGTAAAAGGTTTTAGTAAAACATTTGAAGATTTTAATGAAAATACATACATATTTTTTACATTTGTTGATGATTTAACTATGTATGTAGACAAACCCGAAGAAAAGATGGAAATTGATGGAGGTTCTCTAAGTATTCCACTTTCACCAAAAAGTAGTCAACCAGGAACACCTTCATATAAATCAAAAGAATACGAAGAAGAAATACCATCAACTCCTACATATCCGGAAATATCTGTAGAAATAGGATACTCAGTATTTCCTAAACAAAAAACTTCAATTGCATTTGAACCACCAAAAGTAAATGAATATATTGAAAAAATACATGGACTAAAATACGAAGAACTTTATAATCATATTGTTTCACTCTTGGGAACTCCAGAAGGAGATAAAGACATAATTACACATTTAATTGAAGTTATTGAAAGTGAAGAAGAACAAGATGGAGGATCTGCAAAAATGATAAGTTCTGATGAATATAAAACTGAAATAACAAAATACAATAAAGAACTTGAAAAGGAAGAAAAAGATGATGTAAAAAAGTGTTTTTTTCTTATTCAAAAAGCACTTGAACTTTATAACGTAGGTCGTAGACGAGAATCTAGTAAGGGACGAAAATCAGGATACGAAGTTCCAGAACCTCCAGGACAATGTAAAAATGTTTTAGGTCAAGATTATACTAGTAATAAATGTTGGTTATGTGGTGGTTTTGCTCCCTATAATCAATGGGACGAAAATGTAGGTATTTGTGATATTCTTTCAAATCAATCAGAATGTGAACATATTTTACCTGTTAACTTAATGTTTTTTATGAAAGTTTTATATTTAAATGAACTTCAGAAAAATGTAGTAGAAAATGATAGTTCTCTCAAAAAGTTACAGAAGATGTTATATGATAATAGTTGTCATCTTTGTAATAAAAGTAAAGATAACGGAATATACATTCAAAAAACAGGTAATAAATTTGAACCACAAGTTAAAAGTATTTTGATTGATGTCATTACATTCTTTTTAGTTTTTGAAAAATATGGAAAAGATAAGACATGCGATTTAAACAACAAAATTAAAAATTCACAAGAACTCAGTAAAGTAAGAAGTCTTGTATTTGTAGGCGATAAGTATTATCCAAATCCAATTCGTGGACAGTTAGACACTAACTTCAGTAAAAATCCACAAACCGACCAGTCAAAAAATGCATCAGAGGCAGAAAAAGCAAGTAATTTTACTACATTGATGTCTAGAATAGAACAAAGTCATTTGGAAGCGTATAACAAACTTGTATACGAACCAAACTTAAAAGGATTATATAATGATTATTCTGGATTTAGAGATGCAGTAGAAGGAACTAATATTGCTACAACAATATCGAATAAAAAGATATTTAATAAAGCAGAAACACTTTCAGAAGAACTCAAACAAATCGCTAAAATGAACAAAAATGTAGCAGTTGAGTGGATTGTTAGACGTTTTTGTATTATTTATGACCGAATGAAAACTATATGCGACGAACTAAACAAAAACATTGAAAATGTATGGAATAAATCTAAAAATGAACTTTTAGACGGTAAAGGAAAAGTTATTGAATTAATTCGAACACTTGGAAAGGAAAATAATGGTCCAGCTTCAGAAGATCTTAAAAGAAAAAGAGCAAGACCAAGTGATGAAGAAACATCTTCTCCAAAACGACAACGAAAAGGAGGTCAACGAGTGATTGAAATAGATATTTAGAGGTTTCCAAATATTTATAACAAATGCCAAGAAAGGTCAAGTGTACTCATTGTAAAGGCGAAGGATTTGTGTATCCTATCATCGAAGATACTTGTGAAAAATGTAATAACGATTCTGAGAAGAAACAAGATTGTTACTACTGTAAATTTACCGGATGGACTCGTAAAGCAGAATGTCTCTTATGCATGGATTGTGGAGGACAAGGATTTAAGGTTGTCTAACTGCCCACATAAGTTTAAAGAGTTCAGGGTCTATTTCCACCTTTGTTTTCAACTTTTCTTCTAAAAAGTCAATCATCGCATCGTATTCTTTACCCTCCTGTGCCAAGAATACTTTGGGTTCTTTAATTTTGTGACTATCCATCCAGTTTAATGTAAGACGAACCATTCTGTCGTATATGAGTTTGTCCGCGTATGATTCAGGACGATTCTGTCGTGTGTACGCTTCCAGTGCTTCCATTTGTATCAGGTAGGAGAGGAGTCTTTATAGGTTCTAACTCAATATAGTAAGAAGTGTGTTCTACTTGACCGCAAATATCTGGAAGATCGAATCCTTCAATATTGGAAAATTTTTGATAACACTTGTCCCGAATATCCTTGGGAATCATGTAGTTCGTAGATGAAACATCATTAATATCCTGTTTAATATACTTCAAGAATGTTCCGCAATCTTTACGTGCTGTTTGTGGAATAGAAAGTTGTTCTTCAATTTTTCGAATGATGTTGCTCCACTTAACACTTGCATTCTGAAAATTGTTGGACATGGTTAACCAATCAAACTTATCTTGAAGCATGCTGATGATACTGATCACAATTGAAACGCAACCCAAAATACTGGAAGGAGGAATGTTGGTCACTTGGGCGTTTCCAACAATTAAATTAGCAATTCCACTTAACGCGATGGCAGTATTGACGGTGATAGACATTCCAGTAGAAAGTTTGCTGTATCTTGAATATGCTTCGGTGTTCATCCATTCAAATGATTTTGCCTGATCGCACCAGTTCGAAAGCATTTCATCAATCGATTTTGTCCATTGTAACCCTGGTTGTGTATCTGATCCTTCGTCCTTGGTTGACATTATTACATTTTCCGAAATTATAGTGTTATGTGATCGGGACCTGCGTTTGGTCCCATTGCCCATCCTGCTGGAAATCCGTTAGAATCTAGAGGAGTTGAGCTTTGGTAAGGTACGGGGAAGTAAGGAACATACGATTTCCACATGGCAAATACGAAAATGAGAAATCCAATGAAGTAGAGTAAGGCATTAGACCACATCTTTATTTGTTGAAATCAGATTAATTCTAGGTAATTAATAAATGTCTTTCTTGAGTAACATTGCCGAACAGGCGAAGAATGCACTTATGACACAGATCCCAATCGCAATCGAAACAAACAAACCAAAAATCATTGAGGCATTGAAGGCATACATTGCCAAGAATCCCCAGAACGGTGATATTATCAAGAAGAACCTTGCCGATATTAGTGCAGGTATTCAGACAGCAGGGTCACGACGAAGACGAACAATTAAGCGTAAAGTTGGTGGAAAGAAGACGAGAAAGCACTGAGTTTGGAACCCGACATGGAAATATTAGCACAAAACGGATCTGATAGTCATAATAAAGTTACGTAACATACCATATAAAATGTCGTCTTCAAATCAACAAGCAATCGATCCACGCGGAACATTACAAAATATGTTAAATGAAGGATTTTCATTAAGAGCTGCAGTTTCAGAAAGAATAGATAATGCTCTTGATGCTAAAGCAAGTAAAATGAAAATAAAACTTGATTCAAAAACTAAAGATGTATTGTTTATCGATAACGGATTGGGTATGAGTAAGGAGCAAAGTAAAACAGCACGTCGAATCAATCATAGAAAGGAAAAATCAAATACTCTTCATGGAAGATTTGGTAAAGGAGGTTCTCAAAGTGATGTCTATTTAAGCGAACTACAAACTACAAGTAGTAGTATAAGTAATGGTCCTGATGGTTTAGTTGAAATAAACATAGATTGGAAAGAATGTGTTAAAGAAAATTGTTACAATCCAGTACCACAAAAAATTACTGTAGATGGAAATAAAATTTGGTATGAAAATGCTATAGACCTTAATAAATCAGGTAGTATATTCCAAGTCAGATGTACAGATGAACGTTTTCAAGCACTCAAAAGCGAAACAGAAACAACAAGGATCAGAGATAGCTTGATTTATCACCTTGGTCTTACTTATTCTGAATCATTGAACAACGGTTTTAGTTTAACTATTGTTATTGATGGTAAAGAATATTCTATAACTGCAGTCAAACCATTAACCCCCTCTAATATAAAGGGAACTAATCATCAAAATGTTCAAGTTCACGTATTTAAAAATAATAATACTGGACAAACTCGTGCATTTTACTTAGAAAATGGTTCTATGGGTTATCGTTCATTTGATTCAACACGTAAGAGTGGAAGAAGAGTTAAATCAAATATTCCAACTTCTGATGATAAAGAATGGACTAAAATTGGTGAATTATGTCTTGAAAGCACATATACTTCAAGAGATGATTTAATTGGATTAATAGATTTGACTAAATACGATAGTCCTAAACAGAACGAGAAATGGAATCAAGAAGACCGTGAGTACTTATATGGTAAAATGTTTAAGCGTAATGGGAAGATGATAATGAGAACAGACATTAAAGATCCAAAAGCAGGGGATAAAAGTGCATACAAGTTTACGACTGACTCAAGTCATATAATTTCGTTTACAGCAGATTTTGACGATTACTTTGATATTCAAACAAATAAAAGTCGTGTTGAAACAGCAAACTTTAATCCAGAAATATCCAAAACTTTGGACTATTTAATAAGTGAGTTTTCGAGTAAACTTGCAAAGGCAAACAAATCTACATCAGTAACTACAACTACAACAGCTAGCACAACTTCTTCGGATTCTGAATATGATTTAGAATCATTATCTGATTCACAAATAGAAACAGAAGACGAAACTAATGAAATTAATATTCAAGATCAACCTCAACCAGTTCCTAAACCTCAAGTTTCTGCTCCAGCACCTGCTCCTGCTCCCAAACCTGTAACTCCTATAGTTCCTATCCAACCACCAGCACCTCAACATTCATACACCTTTGGAAGTATTGATAACTTTGTAATTGTCAACAAGAACGGAGTAGAAATTTCAAGGGTAAAGTTTGTAGGTCAATTCTACAAGACTCGCGATTACTTAAATGAAGTATTAACAAGTGTTGGACAACAAAGATTTGAAGAATGGTTTCCAAAACATATTGAAGCATGTAACTTATTGTAAACCAGTATTTAATTAACCCAGTAAAAACCAGTCTTTTTTTACTTGAAATAAGCAGTAGAATCGTGAATCCATTGACGAATAGGTATGATGTATTGCTGGATGGTATTATTTAACACAGAAGTGGTTAATACGATCAAGGCAGAGGAGAACACTATTTTGCGGTCAAGTTCGGTAAACTTTATAGATACGAACGGATTGAAACGAACGAGCAAGAACAAACTGATGTAAATTTTGATGTAGGTTTCAAGGGTTTGAATGTATTCGGGAGTAGTAGTTAGAAGACCCAATAATACAGCAATATATGTAAGGGCAAAAAGGAGCATCAACAAACCGTAGGATGATGTTTGAAGGTTCCAGATATCCATTACCTATTTGGTGAGATAATAGGAATCTAGTATTTTTTATGTTTAAATTAAAATGAAGACTACTACAAAAATCATCTACGGTTTGGTTATTTTACTATTGATTGTAATTATATACCAAGCATACCTTTACGCAACTGATTCTCCTTACCGTATTTCGTCAGAAGAAGCAAAAGCACGTCTCAAAAAAGGAGAATTTGATTTGATTCTTGATGTTCGAACAGATCTTGAACGCAGTACACTTGGATTTTATCCAGGATCCGTTCATATCCAGAGTGCTGATCTTGAAGAAAAGATGCCCAAACTATATCCAAACAAAAATATACATATTTTAGCCTACTGTAATACTGGTCACCGAGCAAGAATGGCAACAGATAAGTTACATGCTCTTGGTTACGAAAATGCTGTCTACATTTCATCTCATTATCAGAGTCTTCAATGATAATAAATAATTTACATATTCATTGTGTTTAAACATAATATGGTCACGCCTAGTGTAGAACAACTGGCGATTTTAGAAGCCGTTCAACAAGGTAAAAATGTATTAGGTGACTGTGTTGCAGGGTCTGGAAAGACAACTACAGTATTATTATTAGCAGAATCATGTCCAAAAAAGAACATTATTCTGCTAACATACAATGCAGCACTAAAACATGAAGTGAGAGAAAAGGCAAGAGCAAGAGGTATAATTAATCTACGAGCTGATTCATATCATAGTGCAAACATGTTTTATTACATGTTAAGTGGAAACGGTCAGTCAGATAAAGCAATTCGAAATGTAATTGAAAGTCGTCTTCCTTTGAAAAAACCTGGATTATCTATTGATATTTTAGTAATTGATGAAACGCAGGATATGAAAAAACTCTTTTTTATGTTTGCATGGAAACTCTTTTCTGATCTTATTCATCCTCCACAAATTGTAGTATTAGGAGATAGATTTCAAGGAGTATATAAGTTTATGAATGCGGACAATCGTTTTTTAACACTTGCACCAACAGTTTGGAATAAAGAATTTTCTGAACTTACACTTTCTACTTCGTATCGAGTAACAAATCAAATTGCTTCATTTGTTAATGATGTTATGTTAGGTAATACACGTATAAATGCTCCAAAGGAGGGTCCTAAAGTTTCTTATTGGAAGCTTCATCCGTGGAGTGGAATAACGCATGTATTTGAGTTTATTAAGTATAAGTTAGCAAACGGGTCTCTTCCAGGTGATATTTTTGTTCTTGCTCCTTCAATTAAAAGTCGAAAATCACCTATTCGTAAACTTGAGAATATGTTAGCTGAAAATAAAATTCCATGTTATTTTCCTCTATCTGATGAATCTTCACTTGATAAAGACGTTATTGAAGGAAAGGTTGTATTTACAACTTTTCATTCTTCAAAGGGAAGAGAAAGAAAGGTTGTAATTGTTTATGGATTTGATGATTCATATTTTAAGTTTTATGCCAAAGAGATGTCTACAAATGTGTGTCCTGATACACTTTATGTAGCAGCTACACGAGCAAGTGAAAAACTTGTTCTTATACAGAGTTCACTTGAAAAACCGCTTCCATTTATTAAAAAAAATCAAGATGAACTTCATTATATTTCATATGTTTCTGTATTTCCCCCACTTTCAGATAGAATATTACACTCTGTTCAACAATCTGTTTTACCTAAAAATCCAAATATTAGTGCAACAGAACTTATTCAATTTATTAAGGAAGAAAATCAATTATCTATTAAAGATATTTTAGAACCTGGACTTGGAATTTATGAAGAGACTTCTATGGACATAGATATCCCACTTAAAATAGAAACTCCTACAGGTTACGAAGATGTTTCTGCAATTAATGGTATCGTTATACCAATGATTCAGGAAACAAATAAAACTGGTGAGAAATCAACTGTACAAGAGAATGTTGAAAAGTCAGGTTATTGGATGAAGAAAGAAGGAGAACATCCGTTTCTCCGTTCTTATATTCAAAAATGGAATCCTGAAGAACGTAACATTGAAAGTGACATTTTACTTGGAATAATATTTATGGCATGTAATTCTAGTCTTTATCATAAACTTTCTCAAATTACTAAATATGATTGGTTATCTTATTCTCTTATACAACCATGTATTAAATTTATTGATGATATAACTGAATTTAGTCAATCTTTAAGATATGAAATGGATATAGGAGTAACATATTGTTCTGAAAAATATGGAACCTATATGATTTCTGGAAGATTAGATATTCATGATAGTACAACAATATGGGAAGTAAAGTGTGTTCAATCTTTAACTCTTGATCATGAACTTCAGTTAGCGGTTTACGCATGGATGTGGAAGTTTGGTGAAATATTAGGAGGAACAACAACATATGAAAAGTTGTACGGACCACGCAAGTTTAAGTTAATAAACATTCGAACAGGAGAGATTCGAGAACTTGATACAGAAATTGTTGATCTAAAAAAGATTATGGAGATTTTATTTGATAATAAGTATGCACCACACACTATGCTTACAGATGATCAGTTTATTGATATGGTAAGAGAAGTTCAAACATCTTACACAGAAGAATTAGTAATTGATCCTGATTTTGTCTATGTTGATAGCGATGTTGAGTAAAACGGATCAACTTTACCCCAAACTGTTTGGATTTCATAAAAATGTCCGCACCAATCCAAGAATTTCTTGAAAAGTATCGCATCAATTCCACCAATATCTACGCTATTCCTCTTGATATCTTTAAAAAGTTGGATATCAAGACTTGGAAGTTCAATCGTCCACCAACTGAACCTCGTATTTCGGAAATTCGTGATTGGAACATTGAATTCAAACGAATGGATGGAGTTCTAAACCTTGCTTATGTTATCGGCGATGGTCTCGTGTGCTTTGAAGGTAATCATCGTCGTTTAGCTCTTAAAGATATTGATATACCTATCACTGTTCTAGTTGATATTTTATGGGACAAAACTGATGAAGTTATCATGCATGAGTTTCGTCGCATTAATAAATCTGTAAGTGTTCCAGAATTGTATGTAGCAGAAACTGAAACTAGTTTGAAGAGAGAAATTGAAGAATATGTGAAATGGTTCAAGAAGACTTATCCTTCGCACGAAACATCTTCTGAAAGACCACAGCGTCCAAACTATAATCGAGACGCATTAACAGACCAAATTACACGACTTCAAAGGGAAACAGGTCTCACAATAAAAGACTTGGGTGAACGATTAATTGCTTTGAATAAAAAGTATTCCGAAAAGACAAGGGTAAAAATAAGTGCAAAAATAGTAGAGAAGTGTGAAAAAACTGGGTTATGGTTGTTTGCTTGGAGTACTGAAATATCTTCGAATGAATTGTAAATAATTAAATACCTCCAATTTTAAACTTCTCTTCTATATATGTTTTATGCATTCGAATACCGGCATCTAAATCGCATAACGATTTAAACTCTTGTTTAGTCATCATCATTATATCTTCTCTATCGTATTCGGTGATCACAACCATAGTTGCTACATACAACATTAATTCGAAACTATCCCTTTTTTTATCGTCTGTAAACCAAATATATATGAGTCCTACACGTTTTGAGTAATTTTCTTGTTGGTTTATTGCTACTAATGTATTGAACATTTTTCTGGCTTCTTCCATTTTTTCGTGTTTAAATTTCTTAAATAATGATTTAATTTCCTTTATTGAATTAGGTTCATATATAATCGCATCATTTACCTCTGAAATAAGTTCTGATAAATCTCCCCTGTATATTTGATTTAATACCTTCCAGTCCACGTTGATTTCTAAAGATTGTAGTTCCTCGGTCATTGATACTCCGTACATCATGATATCGTTGCTGTCTGTCATTTTCTTTCCGCCACACTGTCTGTACTTCTTAATAAAAAATGGATCCGTTTTTGATAGAACTAAAAACATATTTACGAACACTACACGAACTCAATATGGTGGTCTTGTAGTATAGGTGGTTAGTACATGAGATTCTGATTCTCATAACCCCAGTTCGAGTCTGGGCAGGACCTTAAAAGCTAACGATGCTGATTTAAACTTACTTTGTGGTAACTTTACATCCGCATATCTTCCGTGATCAAGAAAGTCAATTCTTCCTGACCAGGGAATACCAGTATTTACCCACTCTGATATTTTTGATTGTAATGTTTTGAAATCAGGTTCATCTGCTCCTATTCCTACTTTACGAAGACCTTTTAATAACTCAAGACCTTCACGAAGTCTTTCTTCTTTTGCTTTAGAACTCATTTTATTTAAAAACGATTTCTTCTTCCAAAGCGTAACTTAAATGTTGGAGGAATAGATGGGATTGTTGTTGTGTAAACAGGTGCTGGTGCTGGTGCAGGTACAGGTGTTTCTTCTGCAGGAGATTCTTCAGTAACAGGTACTTCTTCAGTAACAGGTGCTGCTTCTTCTACAGGTACTTCTTCAGTAACAGGTGCTGCTTCTTCTACTAAAGGAGCTTCTTCAGTAATAGGAGCAGTTTCTTCTACTACAGAAGCTTCTTCAGTAACAGGTGCTGCTTCTTCTACTACAGGAGTTTCAACAGGTGCTTCTTCAGTAATAGGTGCTGCTTCTTCTACTACAGGAGTTTCTACAGGTGCTTCTTCAGTAACAGGTTCTGCTTCTTCTACAGGAGTTTCTTCTACTACAGGTACTGCTTCTTCAACTATAGGAGTTTCTTCAATAACAGGAGCAGTTTCTTCTACTAAGGGACAACCACTTTCCACCCATGTTTGTATTGCCGAAAGAGGTTCAGTTTGTTCCAACAAAGTTTTCAAGCGTGCGACAAATTGTTCCATTAAGTTAATCTAACATTTTTTTAGACTTATTATTTCTTTGCTGGTTGAGCAAGAGTATGAACTGTCATAACTGGAACTCCACCAACAGCAACTGGTTTTTGAGTAGTTCCGTGAACAGCGGATTTACTTACATGATTAGGTTTAGAACCTAATGGGACTCCACTAGCAGGTCCACGAGCACCAGGAAGAGAAATTACGTGTGAAGGCATTTACAATTTAGTGAGATAATTGTTTATTTTAAGTTAATAATGAAGCAACGTGGACTTCGTTTAAAAACAATCAAACGATCACATAATCCCGAAAAGAAATGGGATGCAGTGTTCATCAAACCAGATGGAAGACAAATAGTTCAACCATTTGGTCAGAAGGGATTCTCTGATTACACTAAACACAAGGACCTGACTCGTAAAAAGAGATACATAGCAAGACATGCCAGAATGCACGAAGACTGGACAGATCCAACTCGTGCTGGAACTCTGTCTCGCTACATTTTATGGGGTAAACCAACATTGAAAGCATCTATTCGTTCATTCAAGAAGAAGTTTCACGTATAGAAGAAAGACGAAAACTCTTTTCAAAGAACTCGTCCCAGGTCAAGGTATAGTCTGATTCTTTATATATGTTCATCGTGTTTACAAAAAGACGAACATATACAAAAAAGATTGTTCCAACAATTATAGCAGGTGTAATGTCTTTCATACTTATATGAAAAAAGTTCTTTTTTTCCATGAAAAGAATCGCATTGATTCTCCAAATATTAAACCGATCAGTCTATGTTTAGGAATGACCTTGATTGCTCCATAAAACAATGAACCCTTCTTTTTAACTATATTTTTTAAGTTTCTCACACCATCTGAATGTATTTTATCTATTTCTTTAATCTTGTTTTCTATGTTCATTTCATTCCTTAATTCTGTTTTAAATTCTTTTACCTTTTTTTGAAATACTCTTCTATCAGCATTTAATTCCTTGATTTTTTCTTTATGAATCTTTACAGATTCTCGGACTTTTTCTTCCTTTTTAGAACTAGCAAGTATTTCTTGACATCGACCATGTAATCGGATACGATTGTCTATCCAGTTAACTCCATTATAATCTACCACCATGTGCGACATAGTATTACAGAGAGGACAAACATTTCTATGCTGTAAAGAATTTAGTATACAACGAGTATGATATGCATGACCACATTGTAATCTAGAGTTTTCGCCTTCTATTATGATTTGATTTGTGTCATTTGTCATATACACAAGTGTATCAATAGGCTCATAACAAATAGCACATTCTTCCTCTAAGGACATTGTTCTCTTTCATTCTTTTCCCTTTAACTTACTTATTCTTAGGGAGACGACGAGATAAAACTTCCTTTTGTGTTCCAAAAGTAGATATATCTTCCACATCTTCTGGAATACCTTCAATTGCTCTTAATGCTTCTGCTACACGTGTAGGTTGATCAGAAAAATGAAGAAGCATTTGTGTACGAATAGTATTTCGTTTAATAGGAGGTTTTACCGTTCTTACAGATCGTGTAATTGTTCCACCTGACATTCCTTCTAATTTGAAATCATCTACTTCATTATCGCGCATAAATGAAAGAACATCTGTTCCTAATCGTGTCTTTTCTTCTTGAATAGTTCTTATACGATTTCGTAATTGTCGTTGTTCATCGTCAAGAGCAATCCAACGAGCAAGTGTATCTCTCACTGGCGGCGCACCGTTTTCCATTTATGTTTATTACGCAGTCTATGTTTAAACTTTTTCCGTAAAGTCTTACGTCTTCCTCCGAAAAGTTTTGGAGGTGGAGCGGTCACAAGTTGCTGTAAACTTGGAAGAGAGTTTAATGTTTCGGTAAGTTTTGTCTTGAGTTTTCCAGTTATTTTTTCTTCGGATTTGTATGCTCTTTGTATCATAAGTCCTGCAAAAGGAATACTGAGTAAAAGTGCTTCAAACGATGTTTCAAAATCTTGACGAGACATTGCTATAGCGGCTGCTAAAAATGCTAAAACACCTTTTATGATTTCACCTATCAATCCTCCTATTGCACCTGCTTCAGGTATTGGTATGAGTCCAACCCATGGTTCGAGAACTTCAATATCTGTAGCGGCATTCAACAGAAATTCTACAACTATTTCAATACTGCTCGAAATCAAGGCAGTTGGAATAAAGGGTAAATAAGGTATTCCGTTCGTCTCAAACTCTTTCAAAAAGAATAACACATTATGAACTGAACTTTCTTGTGGATTACTTCCAAACAATAAACTTAATAATCCTTCTGATGTATTGGTAACTAAATCCGAAACAACTCCTTCCCCTCCTCCTCTCTTTGCGTAAAACTTACTGTATAATCGCTCTGCCATTCCTCGTGAAAAAAGTGGTTCTCCATTTGACACAAAGTAATTTCGTATTTCTTCTGCATTTGAAAAAGTCTTCTTTATAAGTGTTTCTACGAGATCAAGAGCACGATTTACAGCATCACGATATTCAGTATTTTTTGTATGTTTATAAACTATTTGACCTGCTCTGTATTGTGGATGAAACCCTTCATAACTCCACACCATTGTTGTATTACACTTAGAATTTCCAGCGCTTATCACATTCAAGACATGTTACAAAGGTTGTCATAGGTTCATCTGCACTGCGAGTTTGCATTTGATAGTAATCACATTTGGTCTTCTTTTTACATCCAGAACAGAAGAAGTAGATAGATGCTACACCAGAACGACTGAACAATTTCTTATCCTTCTCAATTTGTGCTTCAATTTGCGCCTTCCATCGTTTAGGATTCAAATCAACTACGGTCATTTCCGCAAATGTTTCAATTTTTGTTTCACCTTTTGTAAGTTTTTCAATCCAACCATTTTCCTGCATGTTTTCGTAGAATTGGATACAACGTCCCCTGTAATGATTCCAGAAAGCAGGATTATTCCAGGTAACTTCAATTTCATGTTTAGCACAATCGCGTATACAACGTTGAAGTAGAGAATGTTCAAGTGATTCAGAAAGTTCGGGAGACAAACCAACTTCTTGAAATCGTTGTTTCACAATATCACGAATAGGACATGGAGTATTCACATCATGAATTATAACTTGTTTTACTTTACGTTGTTTTACAGGTGCTTCTACTTCTTCTTCCTCTTCCTCTTCTTCAGCTTCTTCTATTGGCACATTTTCCTCTTCATCCTCTTCTACTCCTTCTTCGTCTCCTTCATTTTCTTCATCTTCTTCTTCCGAAGATTCACCTTCAAACGTCCAACTTGAATAAATCGTTTCGTAATCTGCAGGTTTTAGATTTATATAAGCAGAAGACGGTTTATCGTAGTTATCTGAGTTTGAATTAGAAGAAAGCATAACCACCAATGAACCTACAAATATTTCATCCTGGAAATTACCGCCTAGCATATGTTGATTTACATTCTCATCATCGTCTTCACCTGATTCTGCAAATATTGTTACCCAGTTATCTTTATCCTGAATCTTCCCTTGAAACTGAAGTCCTGCTTGTTTAGTTTTTGTTCTCAACCATTCGAGAACATCAGCACATTTAGCAGGAACATTCAATTCTTGAAGAGCACCAGAGGCTTGAACACAAGTAGCAATCACCATTTAGTATACTCTCTATTAACCGTGCTCTATCTCTAATCGGTTTTGAACTCTCCAAAACGGATCATACTTCCATCAATATATTAAATGACAATCCGACAATAAAATGAGCGCGTGGAGAGCAAGACTTGAAAAGAAGCAACAAGATCAAAAGGATGAAGAACGCCGTAAACAACTGGAAGTAAACGAAATTAGTTTCCCATCACTTTCAACTGAAAGTACATGGGGAACAGCAGGTACAAGTAAAGTCAGTGAAGCACCTAAAAAGAGTTTTGCTTCATTGGCTTCAGAATGGAAAGATGCAGAAGATATTAGAATACAAAAAGAAAAAGAAGAAGCAGATCGTATTAAGAGAGAAAGACAAGAACGTGAAGAATCGTCTGTGTTATTTAAATCGTATCGTTATAACTTTGGAGATTCACATTCTCGTATGGAAGATACGTATTACGAAGATGAAGAACTTGAAGAAGAACTTATTCCCGAAACAAAAAAGACTGAAGCAGATGAATCAAATGATTGGAGAGTTCAAGAACGAAAACAAAAACGAGCTCCGTTGTCATCATTTGAAAAGATCATGCGTGAAGAAGCACGACAACAACAAGAACTTCAAGAACCTCAATTCTTCAGCGATTACGATCAAGATGACACTGTTTGGAAATACTAGGTACGTCTACTGAACAACGAAATAGCGAATGTTCTTACTAAGTTTGGAATGAAAAAGATAATGACGAAGTAAATACCGCCTATCTTTTTGCCTGCTTCGGTAAAGAATAACAACCAGGAAATAACCAATAAAGTCAAGACTTCTAAAATACCCCAAAGACCACCCATACCTGCATACGAATCAGAAATAGATTTATTGAAGTTATTACGTTTTTGTGTTGTTGATTCTTTTTCCTGTTTATCTACGGTTTCTTGTAATCCTCCTTTTTGGATCAATGGTTTTTCTTCTTTTTGAATACCTTCACGTTTTCGGCAACGAAAGTATAACTTTCCGTCGCGTGGTGTTGATATTCCTGCTGCATCAAAAAAGGTAACTTCACGATCACCAACTTCTTCAAGTGGACGACGTGCAGGTCGAACATTCTTTGCTAATTTAGCATAGTCAGAAGGATCCATAGTAACGGTATTCGAATAGACTATCCAGATGACGTCAGGTTCGCAAGGTGGAGTCAAGGTAGTTCCAGTGTATACAAAGTAAGCAGGTGTATCAGGTAAAATATCGGTAAGAGACCAAGTATCACCTAATTTGATAGTTGTATCGGAATCAGAATATGGAACAAAAGCATTAAAAAACTTAGAAGAAGGAGTATCTCCAGGAGATGTGCGAACAATAATGGACATACATACCGTTTTTCCTGTTGGATGTGTGAATTTAGCAACTAATTCTGCTTCACCAAATACACTTTCCAATGAATGTTGAGAAGTGGAATAAAGAGTAATTTCTTCACAACTGTATCCTTCTCCGTTATAACTTGCAGTTGGTTTGCCATTTGTAAAGTCTCGTAAAATAAGACCTCCGTGATTTTCAGAATGATTTGCTAAGTGTGCTTCACCTACAGATACTTCATCTACAATCCATTCGCAAAGACGATCACAAGGAACTGAAAAAGATTGAGACAAGTTAATTGGAGATTGATTTGGAGCACCGCATGCTTTAAATCTATCAGGCCATGATGAAGCACTGTCAAAAATACTCATCCCTATTATTACTCTGGCATATGAATAAATTCAGAAATTGACTTTGGATCATCACCAGTCCATTTTAAACTTTCCTTAAACTTTAATGATTGTCTTAGTTGAATATTTGTATCTATAGTGTTTCTGAAATACATAGATGTTACACGGACATTATGTTTAGTATTAATACGATACGCACGATATATTGCTTGTAATTCTAAGAATGGATTCCAGTCTGGACTTGTGTTTATTACATGATGAACCCAAGGCAATGAAATACCTACTCCACCTGCTTTGATCTGTAATAATAACACACAAGGTTGGAATATATAACTGAGAATGAGTCGAATAATATCATTTGGAACATCGCGTGAATGAATTCTATCCAGGAATCCTCCTACATGTGATTCTGTAATTGGATTTCCATGTTTTTCTAACTTTGTTCTTTCTTTTGCTCTTGTTTTACCGTTCAATACTTTTACTTGTATTCCTGAACTTTCTAACAACTGTTTCAATAAATCTAGTTCAGTCTTGAAATGTGTAACAATCATTGTAGATTCTCCTTTTTGTTGATCTTTCTTAACTATATCCAGAATATGACGGAACTTTGTCACTTTTGATGGATCCCATGCTCCTACATCTTCTGGATTCCCTAACATCATTGGCATTTGTGCTCTCCATACTTTCTCTGCATCTAAAACCATCTGCGGATGAATTGCTGCTTGTCGTTGTCGCAATATCATCGTTGCTCTCATCAATCCTTGAACATGTCTTGGCAAACGATACGCATTATTCGCTATCCAGTCATTTACATCATCAATGCGACCTGATACATACTCATACATTCTCAATTCTTCTTCGGATTCAAAGTCGTATATATGTTTTGAACATACAAGTTCTCTTCCACCTTTATCTACTTCCTTACGTGTTTTACGACACATATAATGATTAAACGCAGATGCTGGAAGTTCTCTTTTCAAGAACTCTGTATACGCTTTTATATCCGCATTACTATTATTGTAAGGTGTAGCGGTTATACCCCAACGAATACGTGATTCTATATCCTGAATATCTCTAAACAAACTTCCATTTCTATTACGAAGAATATGTGCTTCATCTACGATAAGTCTATTAATCGTTTGGTCTTCAAACCATGTATGACCTAAAGTTTGAACGAAATGACGATTGTTTCTCTTCAAAACGGAATGATGAGTTGCTACTAACACAGTTGGACGACCAGGTGTAATAACTGTTTCATTCTTCTTATATTCCAGACAATCAAACTTGAACTGCGACTGTAATCTTAATTCTGCTAACCAGGAACCTACGGTAGTTTTAGTAGTGAGGATAAGTGTTAATGGTACAAGGTGTTCTTTAATTAATCTTGACATCATGCGAGTTTTACCTAAACCCATTTCATGACATAAGAATCCACCGCGAACATTGCGATCAATTTCGCGGATTTTCATCCATTCTAGTGCTTCTTCTTGGTATTCAAACATTTTGGTCGGTAGTGTCTCTGTCTTATATATAAATTTGGATTCGTTTTATTCTGTTTTTGTAATAATGAGTTCAGACACGGCAATAAATTTAGCCGCTACGTCTTTGACGTTTAGCATTCTTTCTTTCATAGTCATCGTTGTTGGACTTCTTTTTCTTGTATTTCCAGGATGGTTAGAAACAATAAAATCAGCAGTCGCTAACTTTAGTGGTTCACCTTCTTCGTCTGGATTTCTTGATCATTTAAAAGTTCTATCAATTTTAAGCGGTGCTCTAACTCCTGACATTGTTCTTCTTATTGGTTTCATAGCAGATTTAATGAACTTCAAATTCCGTTATTCAGTTACTAGTCTTATTGGTATTCTTGCCGTCGTAGCAAACTGGGGAATAACCAGTCTTATCTCAGGTGTTTCATTTCCAACAATTACATTACCAACATTTTCTACTCCATCCGTAACTGAAACTCCACGATCCACTTCTCCACAATTATTGGGTGTTGGTTCTACTTCAGATGCACTTGTAGCAGGTAGAAAGAAGAAGGGAGGTGTTCAACTTCCTTCGTCCATAGTAGATAACTTTAACCCCTGTGCTATTCGTGGTCTTGAAATGTTTGATGTAAAAGGTTCGCCAATGGGATTAGCAGCGCTCGCCGCAGTCTTTGCTGTTTACCATTTAGATATGTCAGTCGGTTCAAAACGAACATCTTCTCAAGTTCTTGGATTTGATGCCCTCGCCGCTCTTGTATTTGCCAACACCTTATACTCTTATGTCCAGTTCGGAAGTTGCTTGAACGATACATCATCTATATTCAGTATACTCAAATCAACAGCATTCCCAGTAGGTATAGGATTAGCAGTCGGAGGAATAGGATACACTATCTTGAAATCAAAGTTTGCTGACTTCTTACCTCTTAACGGTGAATCAATTAATACCGGTGGAAGTAAAATGTCAGGAGGATGTTCTGCTGGAGGAGCAACATGTTCTGAACCTAACGATGATGATCAAATGGTTTGTGAAGCATATCAAGACGGAAAAAGAATTAGTTCGGTTTCTTTGCAGAAGTAAGGCGTTTTAATAAAGCAAAATAACCCATGAACTGTGTTCCTGAATGTCTTCCTACAACTTTACCATCATAAACAGCAACTAAAGTAGGAACGTGTGTAACATCGTATGCCTTTGCCATTTGTTGTGGATCATTTGTAGTATCGATATCAAACCATTGAACTGAAGGATTATCTTCCTTGAGTTCAGTGATAACAGGTTTCACTGCTAAACAAGGCTTGCAAGTTGGAGAACTGAAGTAATACATTTGTTCCGACATCTTCTTGTATTATGTATCTATCTTTTCAATGGTTAAATGACTTTTCTCAATCAAACGGTAAGCAGTTTTTCCGTGAATCTTGGTCTTTTCCAGATCATATGCTCGTCCGTTTAGCGTCTTTTTAAGAGCAGATATCAATGCCGAACCGAGAAACTTTGGATCAATTGAACTTGTGTGTCCTAAAATATGTTTCACAAGATCATCTTCAGATAAGGGAGCACCCATAATTTTAAGTGGAATACCAGTCAGTACATCATCGCTATTAGACGAAACACGAACAACTTTATCAGATACTTCTGGAAAGGTTACATCTGTCTGTGTTTCTGCTGCTTTATTTGCCATTTGATCGGTATAATCGTTCCACTTACTATCTGTATCTTCTCCTCCTGTATGTGCTCTTACATGAACGAATTGATGAGAAACTCCTTCCAATTCTTTCAATATTTCTTCCAATAAAGCACGATGAACTACCGGTTTACCTTCTGATGTTCTCCAGTTGCGTTCTTTCCAACCTGGAATCCATTTGGTTAGACAGTTGATAGAGTATTGTGAATCAGTACAAATACGAATAACCTTTCCTGAAATATCACGGAATGTTTTAAGTTTTCGTATTCCTTCTAAAATAGCAGTAAGTTCTGCAGTCTGATTTGTTTGTGATCCTTCTGGGTTAAGCGGACGACCAAACGATTCATGAAGAGCATCGGGGAACACGGCGGCATACGCACCTCGACTATTCTTTTTTCCGTTGTTGATTGATGATCCGTCAGTATAGATGCTTATCATGGTTTATTTTATACTGGGTTTCGAGAAGAAGCATCCGTTTTTATCTTTTCCCAAATGTCTAATTCACGTTTTGTATCTCCTATATGTTTCACCTTACATACATTTGGAACACCTTTTATTTGCTTTGTTATACAACGACTCTGGATGGCACTCTGAATATTGTTCATATACTCTACATGAAACCAAACACGCGATCGGTAGCTCTTGGTCTCTAACCACCTGCGTAAAGACTGTTGACATGCAAGCGATAAAAAATGAGCATGCCATACTAACAAAAGTTTAACTCGTTTATCTGATTTTGATGTAACCCAAATTTCAAATAATTTTCCAAATTCTTCAACGGAACAAACAGAAGCAGCATCTACTTCGTGTGTATCAATGTTTTCATGATGCTTTTCCTTGTATTCTTTCCAAATCCGTGCCATTTCACGATCGTCCATCGGTTCGTGAAATAACATGTGTGGAGGTGGAAAACTAAGTTCCATCTATTACATTATTCATCCTTCAATTCTGAAACTATCTTTCGCACTGGAATTTCTTGGGAGACGATGTAGAGACTGTTTTCAGTTAAAACAATGAAACAACCTTCTAAGCGAAAAAGGTTCTGTATTGTGGAGGTGTATTCACTTTCTGATTTAACTAAATATTTAACATTATCTTTTACTCCAATACAGCACTTTTTGTCCTTGCTATCAGTCCAGTAATCCAACAATATAGGGCGGTCTTCATCAATAGAAATTTGAGCAGCGCGAAGGAGAACTCCTGCTGGTGGTAAAGTTGTAGGTGTCGCCATTTGTATTTTGTCTTCCTTTGCGTTTAAACCTTACGAACGCAGTCTTCAAGCTTAAACCGAGAACGCATGCCAAGACAAGTTGTTTCTGTCTTTGGAATTGCCAATATAACCTTGGCCTTGTCTGAAATGAAAGTGCTTTCTTTTCCAAACAATTTATGCATTTCGGCGAGGAAGGTAACTGCTTGATCAACCGATTCAGAAACAGCATCATTCTTTGGCTTACGAACATTCTCTTCCAAGTCAGAAGTTACAATGTTGACTGCTTCGTGAAGGAGTTCTTCGGTAATTAAGCCACGAACATGAAGTTCTGCAACGAATACACCGAAACCGCGACGAAGTTCCTTTTGTTTGTTCCAGACACATAACTGATCTTCAAATTCAGTTTTAGAGAGTAATTCCAAATCTGGAAATACGATTGTTTTGCTTTGGTCAAACATTTTGATAAATGTATCAATTGAGCAATACATTTGAAGATCTTCATGAATGACAGGAAGTGCTTCACAGAGGATGGCAAACATATCTGCCAATAACTTTGCGTAGAAGGGCATAGAAACTCCACGATCGAAGATGAAGTTTACTACACGCATACGGAAGGTTTGATCGCGTTTGTTGATGGTATCAACAATCGTCTTGGTCATATCCTTCAATTTAGAAGCAACAACCTTATTGACAATACTGATGATTGCTTCGTAATCAGGATCATCTTTTTCACGGATGATTGCTTTCAATTCCATAATAATATTTGTGCGCCATTCTAGTTCTGAAGGCTTTCTATTTTGGACGAATTTTCTATAGTTTGGTTTTTTAATATATACGGGTGCTACAGGTGCTAACTGCATAGCTGCTATAATATCCAGTACTGGTCCAGGGATGGGGAGATGGGTGGTGGTGCGAAAGGCGTATAACATAGTTGAATTCATGATGCCGGTGGTGTTATTCTCCTTCTAAGAAGGAAACCCGATCCGTTTTCGTCCAAAACGGATTTACGATTAGGCAGATAAGATAGGTAGTGCCCCCGGAAGAAAATGAGTAGTACAACAACATCGCAACAACCTATCACAGATATCACACCATTCACGAACACGTGGGTGCTGTGGTATTTCGATCCAAGAAACAAGGACTGGAGTTTATCGAATTATAAGAAAATAGCAGATTTATCAACACCTCAACAGCTCTGGACAATTATAGCAGCAATACCACGAGAAGCGTGGGAATGTGGTTACTTCTTCTTTATGAAAAAAGGATTTAGACCAATTTGGGAAGTTCCTGAAAATGAACAAGGCGGTTCATGGAGTAAAAAGATTCCAACAGTAGATTTATACGATATAGCAGTAGATTTAATAGTTCATTCAGTCGTATCATCAGACAATATAATGTTATCAAAATATGAAAATTATGTAGGTTTCTCTACCTCACCAAAAGGAGACTTTAATATAGTAAAAATATGGACAAATACAACAACAGTAAATAATGCGCGTCAACATTTAAATCAAAACATGAAATTATCTATTACAGAAGATGTAGTCTATACAGCACATAAATCTCGTCGTTAAGTATAATATGGCATCTGCTCCTCCTAGACAGACATTCACGAAGAAGAAGATACCTTTTTCACATATAGAAAAGGTTGAACCTGGAAATCGTAGTCGTTCAGAAAGTATGCGTAGTATAGGAACTGAATACTCTGATGCGTATCCTGTAGAAATTGAAAACATTGATCCTAAAATGGAAGCAATGAAAGCAACTTATTTAGAAGAACAGCGTTCATTAGCAAACAAAGCACATCGTCAACAAAATAAAACACAGAAAGCAAAAGTTGTATCTAAACAGGAAGCATTAGCAAAACAAATTGCAAACATTATTAAACCTGGAGCACGAGTGGTTATTGCTAGAAAAGCAGGAACACGCAAAATTAAACGAAGAAGGACACAGAAGAAAAAGCGTGTATAAAATAATGCCTGCTGATCAACCGTATAAACCACAAATAATTAAAAGGGAAGTAAGAGACGGTAGTGTAATTTTTGAAGTTCAAATATACTTAGATCCCTTGAAGTTAAAAGAAGATGATCAAAAACATATAATTGAAAAATTTGGAAATCAAATTGTCAAGGGAAAACATTGTCTTGATATTGATGAAGACTTTGTTCGTCAAGGTATAGAAGATGATGAATATACTGGATTTATTTATGTAAAAAATAAAGAATTACAAGATGTTGCGACTGGTAGTTTTCAAGTCTACGATTGGTGTGAGACTGGAAAATCACAGTTTTGGATTAACGATTTGTGTCGTGTAACTGAAATTGAACCTAGACCAGTAACAAGTCCAGTTCGAACATTACTCAAAGTATTGGAAAGACTAGCTGCTTCCAAGTTTAGAAGTGTATATTTAATGGTTGACAAAGAAGAAGTAGAAAAAGGTAAGTTACCTGAACTATACAGAGAAAAATACAATTTTACGGAAGATGTCAGTTGTGTTTTTGATGACGCAATAGCAATGAAAAAGTCTGTTCGTAGAGGAGGATCACGAAATTACACGCGTAAAAATGTAAAACACCACTCCAAATAAAGCAAGCATAAAAATACAGAAAACTGCCCAGAATCCACTAGTAAATCTTGGTTCCTCGTCTTCATCGAGTACCATGAAGGAACGCGCGCCTGTCATATATATCTACTACCTTTGGCGTTTGCGTAGATACTTTGAATTTTTCCAATAATTGTATTGCTTCCTGTCTTTTACTGAACGGAATCTTGTAATCGTCATCATTTACTCGTTCCCATAATGATGTTTTTCCATACATCGTTTCAAATTGATAATCTGCAGGTGATTGAACACCCATTTCCTTCAGAGTATTCAATATTTGGTATAATTTACCTCCATCATCAGTCATAATACAGAACCAAGCGTCGTTTAATAAAACATTGGGATCATATACAGGTTTGCGTTCTTTACCTACGTGTCCATATAAGGAAGTTGAAAATTGATCTTGACCTAATAATTCAAAACTTGTTGTCATACTTTCAAGACCTACAACGTTGCCAACATTTTCATAATTATAATTTGCGACTTCTGGTGCTTCTTCGGCTGATCTACGTGCCATCATTCGTTGTCCGCCTTCAAAAGAACGATCCATATAAGGAGGTGGAACATGTGGTCGGTCCATTATCCTCTTAGGATTATCTTCTTTTAAATGTTTTTAAGTTAACTTTAAAATAATATATTTATTGTTTTTGTCTCGTGATAAATAATCATAAAAGTATATATTTTCATTATGTATTTTTAATTGTTTAAATAAAGGTTTTATTTGTGTAAAATATAGGGCTGTTATACCTTGTTCATTTGTTTTACTAATTGGATATTCATTTGTTAATTTTAATAAATTATCATATGTATCGTTTTCTATTATTTTTGTGTCATATAACATTATCGTTGTTTGAAAATAATCTTCATTCAAATTATATTTACTATTAAGTTTTGTAAAATAGTCTGTAATAGTTTTATCAAATTGAGTATGTAATTTCCATTCATAAGTTGGGTATGCATCTGATTGTGCTAATATTGTATTTTCAGTTATTTCATTTATTATTGGAGATATATCTGAAAAAATAGTTAATCCACAATCTAAATATAAAACGTAATCCCACTGTTTAAAATATGTATTAAATAAATGAAGTTTATGCCATTGAAACTTTTTTGTTAAATTTCTACTGTCTGTATTTATTTTATTATTTACAACTAAAAATTCATTTGAAAAAATGATATCAGAAAAGTGCTTAATTATAATATTATTATCTTTTATAAACTCATACTCTAACATTTTACTATTATTTAAATCATCACCTACTACTAAACAAATATTTCCCTTATAATTACCGTTTGTAATTAATTGATTACATGTATTAATAAACTTATTAAAATATGCCTTGTTACAGACAAATACTACACAAATACTTTTATTCATTATTACTAACATAGTTACTGTTCTTAAGTATTACGTATTATTTTGAAATAACCGAGATATAACTCGAAGGTTTAATTTTTGCCCCTGTATCTTTTACTGCTTTTACAAGTAATAAAGACATTGCACTATTTTTCATACTGCCTGCGACAGCATTGGCAGCATATGCTACGGTATATCCAGTCAAAATATCATTACCGCTTTTTGCATTTTTGACCAAAGTCTTTGAATACTCTGAAGCCGCATAAATCATGGCCATGCGTGTATCAAACGGTGTATCTACATTCAATGAAAAACCTTTAGGTAAATTGGCAGCTAATTCTTTATTCTGCATAAAGTTGGTTATAGACTGAGCAGATGGTGTAGTGTAAATAAACTGAAATGCTTCGTCTAATTGACTGACCTGTTTTGTATCAATACCTGTAGATACAGTATCGTATAATTCAGTTTGGTCGGACATTAAATCAATCAATTTAGAAGCATCATAATCGTAATATTTATCTAATGTACTTTTGGTTTGATTGACCATTGTAGTCCAGTTTGGAAAATTGCCTTTCATATTTGTGAACTCTTCTCTTCGACGATTTTGACCATAGAGAACAGCGACCAAAATAAGAATTGATACGCCAATAAGGATATAACCCCACTTCATTATCTTTTAGGCAGAGGAATTGGAACAAGGCATTAAACAAAGTTTGATATCTCCAAGATTTGCGATTACATACTTAATCATCATAAACCAATCGTTCTTCATATAAAGTTCTAGATTGTTAGACAAGTTTGTGCATTTTGTGAACAAAACAAGATGTGGAAGAGAGAAGGTTCCTGAAATAATAGCATTGGTTTCTTCTTTCTTAATTGAAAATTCTGAATCTGAATCTCCAAGAACAGTTTCACGATTCGCAAATTGACCTTTACATGACAAAACAAGTGTACTTCCTACGCTCTTAATATCGACTGTTTTTGCCATCAATAAAGTCATATCACGACACTTCTTTTGAAAGTCAATAGATGGCATGGTAATACGAGCAGAGAATTCAGTAGATGGCATTTCAATATTTGGTTCATCACGATCTAACAAAGATAAAGAGTAACGAGTGACTTCCTTCTTTTCGCCATTTTCCAACAAAATACGTAAGTGATTATGGTCTCCTTTATCAATGTAAAATGTTAAAGTATCGTCGTTGGTGGCGGTTTTCACAATACGATAAAGATGATCAGTATTTAAACCAATAACGGTAGGAGTAGAGCAATGATACTTTTCAAACTTTGATGCTTCTAATCGCATATGAACTAAAACCGTGCGTGTATTGTCCATTGCCACCATCTTGATTCCTTCACGATCAAAGGTAAAGTTCATCTCCACCAAAATACATTTGAGAGCTTCGATGAGTGTTCGAATAGCTCCTGTCTGGACAGTCTTTGCCTCGACTAGATGTTCCTCGCTCATTTTTATTAGTTAGGGCGTCTTCCTTAAATCAAATTGAACACGAACCCTACCATGTACCCACATAGGAATTCTATAATGTCTACAAAAATATTGATGTCGGTCATGTCAAGTAATTGGTAAAACAAAAAGATAGGGACAATCATCTTGAACTTAATAGCAAATAATCCAAATACAATGTGCCAAAATGAGTTCCATTCATCAGTAAACAATCTACGTGGAATATATGACCTGGATGTACCTTTGGCCCTTGCCTTTTTTGGGAATATTAGGGGTTCTAATTTTGGTAATTCTTCTGACAACGGTGAATCTTCTGTTAGGCCTTCTGGTAGTTTCGCTTTACGGACTGTTTCCAAAGGATCTTCTTTTTGAATCTGTGGCATCACGATTACGAAACGAACCTGTGGAGGAGAATATTCGGGCAACATTTCAGTTATTGGAGTGTCCGAAAGATCTTCCTTCGACATGTATATTTATTTGGAATCCACACGGATTAATTTCAATTTCATCCGTAATGTTTAATTTCGGTGTTTGTTCTCATCCAAATTATCGTTCAAATCATATTGTAACATTGCCTTTTTACCAATACATTCCAGTTATATCGGATGTAGCAAAATACTTAGGAGTTATATCATCCGATTATCAAACGATCAAAAAGACATTACAAAAAGGTGAATCTGTTTCATTGATGTTAGGGGGAGTCCGTGAAATGAACTTAACGCAAACAAACAAAATGACAATTTACGTGAAACAACGAAAAGGTATTTTCAAAATGGCTGCAGAAAGTGGGATCCCCCTTGTTCCTGTAATCACATATGGCGAAAATGAACTTTTTCCTCGTGCTGAGAGCGCTATTATAACCTCAATAAATGAATGGCTTCACTCTACCTTCCGATTGTCTATCCCTGTACCTAGTTGGAAATCCCTGATAAATTGGTTTGAAATATCATACAAACCTTTAAAACCCGTCAAAACATATATTGGGGGGCCTATAACACACTCCGATCCAGAAATCCTTAAAGAAAAATATATTTTGGCACTCCGCGAACTTTTTGATAAAACCTCGCCCCCCGATTATATCTTAGAAATTATTTAGTCAATTTATTCTTCAGATGATGATTCTTCTTCGGAGGATGATTCTTCTTCAGCACCGCCCTTGTGTCCTTTTCCATGTTTTACCTTGACGGGTTTTCCGTTCTTGATGGTCCATCGGTGACCTGATTTCTTTTCCCATTTCTTGAGTGTTCCCTTCTTCTTAGCAAGGGCGGACTTACGAGCAGATACGATACGACCGTATTTGTTGTATTTTAAGTCCTTCTTTGTTAATCCTCCTTTTGTATGATGAGCAGATCCGTGCATTACAGCAGCACGAGATCCAATAGCACGCATAGCACCGCCAGTCTTTATTTCGTCAGCCATTTATTAGATAACGGACAAATTTGTTTATTCCCTGAGTTTAGAAGCAACATCTGAATCGGACAATATGGTTTCTGACGGGAGTTCAAGGTATAATATGCTACTGAAAAATGGTGATACGCGGTTTTCAAATACAACACTTCGTATCTTGTCATTACTTGTTAAAGTAGACACTAATCGATTCTCAAGGACACTTCGTTCAAGTGTTGGACGTACTTGTTTCACTTGAACTTTACAGGATGCACCATCCCAAACGCACAAACCATCGCATTCTGATTTAGCAGAACCAGTACATGAATGACGCATCTTGCTGTAGAAGGTAATTGGTGTATCTGCTCCTGTAAATGATAAAGTATCGTCCATCCACTGTTTAATAAGTGGTTTGAGTGTTTGTTTATTTGGATTTTGTTTTCCGAGTTCTTGTTTGAGGTCTTCGTAATCATGGTTTTCGTCATACATATCTTTCGTTAACTGAAACAACAAAAACTCAAATATTTCTGCTTCGTAGGTGATAGATTGTTTCAATTTGACTGATTCTTTATCGGGTTCTCCATATACAATAGTTTCTTCATCTGCTTGTGATACGGTTTCTGTAATCTCTGTTGGAAATGTACTTTCTAAAACTTCATCGGATAATACTGGAATGCGTAGTCCTGATTTAGTTACTATTTCAACTACTTTATGTTGAGAATTCACAGAATCGTGTGCATATTCATAACCTGGATGAATATTCTTTGCTTGATCAAGAAACTCTATCATCTCTTCTTTTGAAGGATAGTCAGACTGAGGAATTTCAGAGTATCCATGAACACGTTCTTTCATGACCGTAGGAACTTGTGAAGTTGGACGAAAAGGAAGTATAATTGTTTTAGGAATAATAAGTGCCTGAACTCGCATATACGGATCCATAATAAGTTTGACTTCGGGAAGTCTGTCTTTTAGTTCAGATCTATGAATAAATGCTACTGCTTTTTCAATTGTAGGAATATCGCGAATACATGACTTCTTACGTAGTTTTTCTAATGTTGGATAAAGATCATTTGGAAACAACTTCTTGTCGTAAACATTTCCGTTTATAGTGGGAAGCATAGACGTTCTGGAAACATGAACTACATAATCAATATTGGATACATCATCAGGATTTACTAATACAAGAATTGCCTTTTTGTATAAGTTAGCAGGTTTCACATTCATAAAACAAGCAGAATGAAGTTCATTGTTTTTAATGTAAACCATATACACAATACAATTAAGACATAAAGCAGTATATTCTAATTCTTCTAATTTTGTTAAATTCTTTTCTTCAAACGCTTGATTAATTGAATAAACGCGTGCAGAAATCTTGTCTTCTACTTCCGACAAATCTGCTTTTGACCATGAACGAAAGAATGAACATCGTTTGGTTATTTCAGGAACTTCAAGAGGAGAAGGAATCTTCTTTAAATCTCCAATAACTTTTCCAAGTGAATCAGTTGCATGTCCTACACCTGCTCGAAAAAAACCAGACTGACCATTTTGAATTCTGTTCAAAGATTCAACTGCTGTTTTATAATCTAATGTAATTCCGAGAGCACGACCAACAATTTTAGGAATATACGCAAAACGTAATTCTTCTAAATTTGTTTTGTTTTCACCTAACACATAGAAAGGTTCAACTTCACGAGTTGATACTGCTTCAGGTTTTCTATGTGATATTTTACTTGTTTGTGCGGTTGAAAAACAACATGGTATAGGTTTGTTAGTCTTCTTTGATTTGTATTTAATATAACCTGGAAACACAGACGATGAATCACGTTTAATAACCGAATACTCTACAACATCCTGCTTCTTTTCCTGTGCCTTTATAGTTGAACGAACTTTTCCGTTACACACAGGACACTTACCGTCTTCTAATTGACTTTCTTTTAATGGAATACGATCTACTGTGCACCAGTATTCTGGACAAATAACGGTTCCGTCTGGATCTTTTACTTTTAAGGTTCGGTTATCACCTAATTTTTCAGGATCATATTCAGAAAGTTCTTCTTCCTTGAATTTCTGAATTTCGTCATCACTTAAAATTACAGGTTGTCGTGGACGATCACATTTATTATATGTTTCTGAATCTGAAGGATCATATGTTTCTGGATCAAATTCACGTAATTGTTTAATAAAGTATTCTGCTAAACTTGTTTTTCTGTCCTTTGTTTTAATTTTCTTTATCTCCTTCTTTTCTGCTTTTACTTCTTCTTTGGTTTCTGCTCCAATACCCGCAATATCACTCAATAACTCATTCAAGAAACTGTCTTCTTCAAAATCTGGTAATGTGCTATCTGCAGGAATAGTCGCAGTTTCAGATTCAACGACTTCTAATCTTTTAGGGCATACATCGTCTAAAGCAGGATTATCAGGATTCATCAAAATATCACGAAGAGCACTTATATAACTTATTACGCGTCTCATATCAGGAGCATGAGTAACTGCAACTTTATTTGCCGAAAACTTGAAGGTAGGGAAGGTAGAATATTGACGATCAACAATATCTGGATTATCGGAAATAGTTTGTTTTACACTTTCTAGTAATATCGTAATATCTGCTATGGATAAATCAGGTATTTGTTCATGAACATCATCTGGAGATAAACCTTCGTTTTCTTTGAGTAAAGTTATAATTCTCATTTCGTTGTTCGATAAATTGACTTCGGTATTATCTGTTCTTAAAAACTTAAATACAAGCTTATCTTTATCCGTTACATCGTAGATAGAACGAAGACAATCAAAACGACGAAAGTCTGCTTCTTTTAATTCAGTGGAAAAGTGTGCTACACCAGACATATCCTGAAGTTCCCAACGACTGTCTTCTACATCTGCAGGATCCAAAAAGGCGTTTAAACCATCAATGGATAACAAGAACTCCTTTATTTTATCTCGTAATTCAGCATCAGTTTCCGATCCATCGTCTCCACGAGAACACGAAAGAGTGATTTCAGTTGAGTTAATTGTAATACGATCAAAATTATTACGCGACTTTCCACGAAAAATCAAGAGAGACGGTTTGTTCTTTGAAGGTTTAGTAGCATTCCACCAATATGTCCATGTTCTTAAATCTAGTTCTGGATCTTTTGAACCGTCTTTCGTAAAAAACTTATGTCTAGATTGTTCCTGACGACTTGAAAAGAACGAAATAACGGGAACATCAGAAGATACAGTTGTTCCGTAAAATATCTGTTCAAAACGATTACGCACTGCATCGCCAAAGTCAGTATTTACCAACGGAAGTTTCCAACGAACTTGATTGATAGATACTTTGGATGCTCTTGGGTATTCGAATGACGAAATAGCGCGAACAAGTTCAGACTGTCGTGCTACATTTTTTATTATATCTTCTGGAAGTTTGGCAGGTGATGTAGGTCTTAAACGAGGATAGTAGATAAGTTCTAATTGCGGAACAAGTTTAGAGTGTGGAATCACAACAAACTGAACTATTTCGTAAGGATGTAAAGTTTTGAATAAGGCACGCACATCAGTAGATATTTGAGACGAAGGAGGAAGATGTTCAGGTGTGTCTGTATTGTTTTGTGGAAAAACCCAAGATCGTTCTTCAGAAACACCTAATAGTCTTCGTTCGCGAAACGGAGCATCACTTTTGGAATCGATGGTCATCCATGTAGATTTATCGTATTCTTTTTCATCAAATACAAAAGGAGGATCACGAGAGGCATTATAGTATTCAAGACCTTTGCGAACAGGTTTTCCTTCAGGAGACATGCGTAAAAAAAGATTCTCCCATTTGCGTGAATCTTTGGTATAGTAATCACCGTCAAACTGACCTTCAACATAAATACGAAGACGATCAGGATGCATTCCAATAAGTGCTCCTATACGATTTTGTACTGTTTCAATTGTATCGTCTGTAAAAAATTTAAATGAGGCAGTGTTCCCAGTTTCTAAATTGAGAACGGTTTGAGAAACCTCAACTGACATTATTTTATGGGTTCAAAATAATGTCATCATTTAACGTTGGATTAGGAAGTTGGAAAAAAGGTGGTCGTGTCGCTGATTCTTCCATGTTAACTCGTAATGTAAGATTACTTGCTACCGAGAGTGGTATTGGTACTGAACTCTCTGTGTTACAATCTGGAAATCTCGGAGTTCCAAGTTATTATAAAATACCCTCTGCTGAAACAATTCAGACCGTATACAATAACACAACTCCTCCAGTTTTAGCAGCATTAAGTTCAGCAGTACAGGTTCGTCGTCGTATAAGAGAGTAAGTAAATCAATTTTCGTTGCGTAAAAATAAGAAGTAAATGCCTACTGTTCAATCATTCGGTTCATGGAAAACTGGAGGACCTGCCGCCGATTCTAGTGATTTAACAGCGAATCGTCGTAAGCGTGCAGAATATCTTGATTACTTGAATGCTCAGGCAAACAACATATCCCCTGCTACTCCTACATCATACGGTCCAGTTGCTACATGGAAAGGTCCTGTTCCTTTTGGTTCTACTTCACTTGTTTTAGGTTATGCTGGAGGAGGACCTATTCGCAAAACATTTATCATTCGAAACATTGTAAAAAATATCGGCAAGGATCGTGTTGGTTTTTGTAATGCTTGTAATGACTTTACAAAGGCTATTACACGATAATTTATAGAGGACTATCCGTAATCGTCATACCGCAGTATTCCACCGGCGTTCTGCTGTAATTGACGGGTTGATAAACACCTATTTGTGAAGCATCTTGTAAAAGTCGTCTGAAATTAGACCAGAATTCAGGTGTATGTTTATTTGTAGAAAGTTCTGCAGTCATTAAGTGTGACATTTCGTGAAGAACAACAAACATGACCGTATTCATATCTACAAATGGATAATCTGGAGGACTTGTCTTATCGCGAAGACAAAGAACTATCTTTTCACCCTTGTTTTCTGAATAGGATGTATCTGGAGATGTCATAGAGTTTTCCATAATATGATCAGGATTAAATCGTTCAACTAATAATTTTGCATTTGGATCACTAGCAAACTCATCTTGTTTATAAAAATCAACTACCTTCTGCATGCGTCCCTTAATATCTGCCAAATGATCTGCAGCTTCTTTTTTCATTGGTAAATCTTGAACTAAATAGGTTTCCCCATCTTTTTCTGATTTTATAGAGACAAGGTTTCCTGGACCACCGTTTGCATATAGGTACAGTAGATACCCTAACATGGCAACGGTTATTACCACGAAATGTGGTGTAAATTTCATTATTTAATCACACTAAATGTTATTTACATAGCCTGTTTTGTTCCTGGACCAGATTCACCAATTTCGAGTTCACGACGGTATAAGTCTGGTTCAATTGTAGAGTTTAAGAATGGAGAAACAGGGGCACGTGGGTTAGGAGGATCAGAACGAACATCTAAGTTGGCGTTACGGAGTGTTTGACCGACGGTGTTAATTCCGTAATGGTAAGAAGGAGACAAGAGGTTTTGTCCCTTGAGGTCACCCATACCTACTGGATTTGTAGCAGCCCAGGAAGCACCGAGACCACCTTTTGGAAGTAATTCTTCAGGTGAGAGAACGGATTGAGCGTATGTTTGTTGACCAGTTGGATGACGGTCTTCTTGTGCCAATGATGGTTTTAAGTCTCCACCTTCAGTATGTGCATTGGCAGGATTAACAACAGTTGGGAAGGATGGATTGTTGGAGAGAGGACCTTGAGGTTCGAGTCCACCGACTTCGAGACCTTCACCTAAAAATTTAGAACCACTGTAGGCATTGACCACGGCAACGAGTACAACAATGCCTGCTACGACGGCACCAAGACGAACGAGGTTGTTCTGGGATAGTTTCATCGCTACTTTATATTGTCTTTGAGACAAAAAGAATGGAGAAAAAGGAGGTTGGGCGTGGCTTCTTCGACAATATATTTCAAGACATTCTTGAATTTTCAGCTAGACCCGAAACTCATTCTTACATTGAGATCCATGTAATCAAGCCTTTACTTTCACGCATTTTCCATCATCTTTATCCCTATATCATTGGTATTCTCCTCCTTTGGTTGTTGATGTTCGCTTGCCTCGCCATTATTCTTCTTCTCTTGATGCGTGGCAGCATTCTCGATAGTGTCGTCATCTTTAGGAAATAGTACTCGAGTGAGTTGTTGTTTATTTAAACTCCAGTAACCACGAAGACCTCTTTCTTTCGCTTTTTCTCGTAATTCAGTCATAGTCATCTTTTCAATTCGGTATGAGAGCGGTGTTTCAGGCAAGGATAACAATTCTACTAACTTATCCTTAGGAAGGATGTAGTATTGCTTGATTTTACGACCTTGTGCCATCTTTTTGATTTCTTTTAATGGTAATGATGCGAGTGAAGACATTCTTATATTTAATCTGTTTTTACCATAACAGAAGATAATGGATCTTGGATCCGTTTTGGTCGTTTTCATATCAACATTGCTTGCCTTTGGAGCGGCACTATACGCCTACGGACTTGCTAACCTACAAGAAATCAAAGACAACTGGGTCCAGTATCGTTGTAATCCGTTATACATGCCACTTGCTGATTTAGTTGGTTCAGATATTTATACAAACTTTGTGAACTGTTCTTTACAATCAACGCAATCGTATGCTGGTATTGTTTTAGACCCAATTTACAAAAACTTTACTATCGTCACCGATACTGTGAATATGATTCTAGATTCTATGAACGATATGCGTGCCGCTATTACAGGTGCTGCTGATGGTTTCTTATCAATCATCCAAAACACATTTGCAAAGATTCATAATACTTTGTCCACATCTGTTCAATTGTTTGGACGTATCCGTTCTATCATTAATCGTTTGATGGCAACGATGGCGGTTATGATGAACATTGTAAATACAGGAGTTCAAACAGGAGAAAGTATTCAGAACGGTCCCATCGGTCAAGCAGCCGACTTCTTCTGCTTTCATCCAGATACATTGATAGAAACGTCAGAAGGAATGTTGAAAATAATCGATATAAAACCTGGAATGAAATTACAGGATGGACAAACTGTAAATAGCACATTACAGTTGATTGGGGGTTGTCCTATGTATTCCGTAGACGGCGTAAAAGTATCTGGAAATCACAAGATAAAGTATCAAAGTCAGTGGATACGCGTAGAAGATCATCCTGACGCAAAACGCGTTCCTCCTTGTGAATTAGTTTACTGTTTGAATACTTCCAAAAACACTATGAGAATTGGAGATAACATATTCAAAGATTACGAAGAAAGTTCAAGTATATATATACTATCTGCCTTCTTCTACAAGGTTCAGAACTTCTACGGAAAACTTCATTCAGATGAAAAAATAATTAATCCACATAAATATCGTTACACTGGTATTTTACCTGAAACTCCTGTGATTATGAAATCAGGAAATACAGTTCTTGCTTCACAGATTCAAATTGGTGATCATTTATCGTTTGGAGGAAAAGTCAAAGCAGTTATTCGTCATAAGATTAGAGGAAAGACACAGTATAATAACGTGTTTCTTGCGCCTGGAACTTGGATCTTATTAGTCGAAGGTGTAACTCCTTCATTGGACTTAGTTGATGAAGAAGAACATGAATACTTACAATTTATTACCGAAAAATGCTATTACTCTCTTGGAGACGGAACTATTATTCTCGACGATCATGAAGTTGATTCCGATGCAATACATACTTGGCGTGATTTGGAAGTTCAAAAAGAGATGTGTTAAATACAATGGATGTTCCTGCCATTTTAGCAGTAACGATTGGACCCCTTCTAATTGTAGGGGTTATTCTGTATACCTACGTTCAGGCAACATTGGACGATGTCCGTGAAGATTGGGTAAAGTATCGTTGTAATCCCTTGTACATGCCTTTTGCTGGTTCCATTCAACCAGATATATCAACTGCTGATAACTTTCAGTATTGTATGAACTCTTTTTCACAACAAGTGTTTGGTATTTTACTGGATCCTATATATGCCCTCTTCAATGTATTTAATAACATTCTAAGCAGTATCGTTGGAGAGATTGGTTACTTTCGTAATTTTATCAGCGGAATGCAAACATTTATAACATCCTTTACTTCTGAAACCTTCTTAAAAATTCAAACTTCATTTAGTGTTCTTATTTCGTTGATGACCCGAACTCGCGATATTATTAATCGTATTGTTGGATCTGCAGGATACTCAACTGCTATTGCTATTACATCAGTGAATCTCATAGAAGCACTTGTAGGATACATGAAAAGTGTCATTATTGCCCTTGTTTCAATTTTGTTTGCTTTGGGTATTATTCTTGCATTCGTTGCACCTGAAATCCTGGCATTTGCGATTTTCTTAGGAACATTCGTAGGTCTTTCTTACTGTTTCCATCCCGATACACCCATCGAATTAATTGACGGAACTATCATACCTATCAGAGAAACCAGAGTAGGAGATATTTTAAGTTCAGGTGCTCGTGTAACCGCAGTCATGTATTGTTTAGCAGAAGGAGTTCCACTTTACGACTACGAAGGCACAATTGTATCAGGAACACATCTTGTGAAAGAAAATGGAAAGTGGATTTACGTTTCTGAATCATCTAAATCTGTTCCATACACTGGTGAGAGACCATTTGACATTATCTGTTTAAATACCAGCGATCATCAAATACCCATCAACGGAAACATCTTCGCAGATTACGAAGAAATTGAAGAAGAATTAGATTATGAACCGCTGGAACCAACTGATACTATATTTACATTAGGAGGTAAGGTTCCACTTGAAAAATGTTACCCTGGATTACCTACTGTAGACGGAGTTATTCGCACGGTAGTATATCTTGAAAATGACAAGATGCAACTTTTCATGGGTAATTCTGACGGTTATTTTTACATTAACGGAGGAACACGCAGAGTCCGTGATTACCCCGATTCTCACGACCCCGAGGAATTAGAAAGAATACAACATAGAGTGTTGGCGCAACTAAATTCGTGATATGAATACAAATGAAGGATAAGACAACTGTAGTTATATCCGTAGGTGTTGCTGCCTTCTTAGTAGCACTTGCTGCAAGATATTACCTTTCTTCCGTTCCAGCCCGTGAAACATTCTGGCAAAATGAAATCGGTGCCCCTGCTACTGGTGGAGGTGACGGAGCCTATGAAGGAATTGATATTTCCAACTGTGGTTCTTGGTCACAAGTCACTGCTCCAACCAATCCACTCAAACCATATGAAGCAGCCGACGACAATCAACTCTTTGAATTTCAAAACTCTGTCTTCAAACCAGAATGCTGTCCTTCTAGTATCACCGCAGATACAGGCTGCATTTGCTTGACCGAATCCGAAGAAAAGAAATTAGCTTACCGTGGTGGAAATCGTGTTGAACAGTAAACGTAAAAAGTTATTTAGAATGAACCTAGATTAAAGTATAAACAAATGTCAGGGTCCTTTGATGTTAAAACTGTAATCAAAGAATGCTTGGATGATTTACGGGTTCAATTTCCTTCTTTATCAGAAACACTTGATAAGGAATACACATCATTTGATGCAAAGGCAGAAGTAGAACGATTCAAGATTTTACTTCAACCTATTTTTATGGCAGTCATCAAGAAGGATGAAACTATCTTTGATGAACCACGCTTCTTTCTTCGTAAAATAGACTTCAGTGTTCTCGCCAAGAGTTGTTCTGTTAAACAAAAAGAAACAATATGGACTTACACTCGCATGTTTTTGGTTTGTTCATATCTCGGAGCTGATATGATGGAAACTATCAAAGGTATTTGGACAAAGTTCACAGGTAACACTGAAACCGACGAAATTGATAGTGTTTTAAATGATAAGAAAACTGAAAGTGGAATTCAGGATCTTCTTGAAACCTTGAAGGATACTCGTCTCTTCAAACTAGGTATGGAAGTCGTAGAAAACTTGAATGTCGAAGCACTTGGTCTCGGAGAAATCAATTTTTCTGATATTGAAGGTCTTATTGAAATGGTGAAAAATCCAAATCACCCTGTAGTCCAGCGCGCTATGGGTATGGTACAAAACACTATCAAACAAAAGATGCAGTCAGGTAACCTTACTCAAAGACAAATTATGGAAGAAATTGAAATGTTGAAAGAAAAGTTTCGTAATTCACTTGGTCGTGTTTTCAAGACTGAATTATTCGGTGGAGAACCAGACGACGAAGATGCAATTATTCGAGAACAATTGAATAGCAAGGATCCAGCAGTAAGAAGAGCAGCACGAGCAGCAAGACTTCGTCGTAAGTTAATGAACAAGAAGTAAATCTATATATTTTAATAATGAGTAGCCGAGAACAGTTTTGGCTAAATGATCCTGCTAATTTGTTCAAACGTTGGACTCGATTCGTTCCAACAAATGATATGACTGTTCCTGAAGCATTAAACGCAGTTGTTCGCTTCACGATCTATTCGTCTATCTTAATTGCCCTAATTACTCAGAAGTCATGGTATCTTACTTTAATTCCTGCGGTTATGGTTGTTACTGCTATCCTTGTTCGTATGTATCCTGAAACACAGGTCTTAAAGGAAACCTTCTCTGGAGATACTATCGGCGCTGCTACACCAAAGGCAAGCAATCCATTTATGAATGTTTTGTTTACAGACTATGTAGACAATCCAAATCGTCCTGCCGCTCCTTCCAATATTAACCAAGATCAAGTAAAGGCTAGTATTGATGAAGCATTCTCTAAAACAAGTGATCTATTTATGGATACATCTGATAAGTACGGATTAGCGCAAAGTGCTCGTCTTTGGGTAACACAAGCAGCAACAACTATTCCAAACGATCTTGATGGATTTCAAAAGTTTTTGAACAAAGACAATGTATCACAGAAGTTAGATTCTGAATCTTATGTTATTGCTAAAGGTTCTACTCAGAACCCTCAGGGTCTTCTATAAACTTCTGGATTTCTTTAGGGTCCATTAAAGCACCTGTATGATGTTTATTATCACCATTTTTGGTATGAAGGGCGTAGGTTGGAAAACCTTCTACACCCGTCATTACATCATCAGGAACTGCATCTTGTTCTACTTCCATAACCTGAATATCAGGAGGAGACATTTTACAGAACTCTTTCCATGGTTTTTCGGACATTATACATGCCCCACATGTCTTACTATAAATACGAACAATCATAGGTTCGTCTTTGGATAATTCTTTTAAAACTTCAGGTTTTTCTGAAGGTTTAGTGTAAGACTTAGGTTTAGGCATTATAAAGTATTAGGAAAATATAATATGTCGTGTATCTCGAACATGTATCCAGTGAGTAGCGAACTTTGGATTGGTAAAGATATAACGGGTGTTGTTCACCAATTCAAAGGTCTTAATCAGTATCACGAATATGTAGATAAACTAGCATCATCGGGAAAAACCTGTCCTGTTCCTTCTATGCCAACTGCACCTGCCGTAGTTCCTCAAGAAAGAACTGCATTTACAGGATTTCTTGAATTCAAACCTGCCAACGTTCAACAACAAGCAAAGTACTCTGCTATGTCACCTTACTGGGTAGGAAGTGAAGCAACAGATGTAGAAGTCCAAAAAGGTCTACTTAATAAATCTCTTTCCCACTAGGAACACCTTTTGGGTTCATTGGGTCTGGTAATTGCCATGCTTCATCTTGTTTTGGAAATGTATCAGGAACCTTGCCTAAATCTCCACCGTTAGGTCCTACAGGTGAATAACCACCCTTCTTCGGAATACGACGCATCGTTTTTCTACGAAGGTTTTTGCGTCCTGCTTTTGTTGTTTTACGGTGTCGTCTTCCTGCCTTTTTAACTGAACGATATTTCACCATCTATTATAATAGCACAAGAAATGTTCCGTGATGATGTTATCTTCTGGGGAACTATTATCCTTATCATCTTCTTTGCCTTCGTTCTTATGCCCGCTCACGAATATTTCAAAGACGCACAAGGACGAGAAGTAGACGTTGATCCAAATGCTCCACCCAAACCTGATTGGTTGAAACCTATCGATGAACGCACTGGAAAGAGAGAAGCATTTGATAATCCTCCTCTTTCAGGTGTATCAGCAATACAATCTGCAACTCCTCCAGGTTTTTCTACGACTTCTACCCTCGGAACAACAACAGGTGTAACAGGTATGGAACCTGTTCTAACACAAGGAGATCTTGCATCTGCACAAGTGCGATTTATTCAATTATTGATCGGAAACGAAACAGATCAAGCAAATAAATCTGCTTTAAATAATGGTTTATTAACTCTTCAACAAATTGTAAGAAGTTCTCCAACATCTATTTCAAACGTTCCTCTCGGTTCTGCTGATAAGAAGTTATATAATACTTTTATGGGTGCTCCACCAAGTTATACATATGCTCAATTTGCAAATGCTTTTAAATCGGCAGGGGGAGTTAATGCTTCACCTGAAAACATAGTAACTATGGTCGATAATATTCCAGACGGATTTAATATTACAACTCCACCTCCACCTGCTCCATCAAATGTATCACAAATGTCATATATGGGTGGTCTTGTTGCTCCCGATTTATACGGACCTGGACCTTATATCGCACGATCTGCCCTTCAAAGTTGTTCATGTGCTTCTCAAAGTCATGGATGTCCAATTCACTCTGGATAATTTGATAGTTATAGTAGATAATGAGAGGATACATGACTGTATTTGGAGTAATTCTTATACTCCTCGTCCTTTACTTATTTTTAACACTAGGAGGACGTGAATACTTTGACGCATCTACACGACCAAAAAACGCTTCTTTATGGCAAGATTCTACAGGTGCTTATACTGCTTACTGGGAACCACCTGATACAAGCAACACTTACTCTTTTGAAATTTTTATGTCTGATGGAACTTCCTATAATATAGGTCCTTCTCAAAAACCTTACCAAACATATCTATTAGGTCAACGACAAACAGCAGGTTTTGAAGGTTCAGTAGCATTAACAGATGTAGCAACTGGAAAATCAAGTGGTCATGTTATGATGAATAATATTTCAATGAGTGCAGGTCAAGCTCTTATAGCCGCTGCTAGTGGAGTAGCTCCTACAACTGCATCTCAAGTAACAATTCCAACACCTCCAAGCACTACAACTTCTACAACTACACCTACTGTAACAACTCCTTCTGCTCCTGTGATTCCTAACGTCCAAATTCCTAATCCCACTGCTGCAGCACCATTAGGCAATTCATCTTTAATTTCAGGTATAGCCGGTCTTCTTTTGAGTCCAGAATCTTCTACAATCATTACCACAGGTCAAATTCCTATTGGTGATGTAGGTCAACCAAGTCAGATTTATGAATACAATAATGGTTATGCTGCATTTGCTGCCAGTGCAAACTTGTTTGGAGACTCATTAAATCAGGTAAAGACTGATATGCAAACAACTGGAAATGAATACAATGTAAGTGTTATTTCTGATAACGGTATTCAATATACATTTCCTTTAGCACAAATTACAAGTGTAACGTCCTCTACAAACGGTGATGTTGTAGCATACAATCTTATCAACACCACACATCCAAAAGGTAACAATATGTTTACTGGAAACGGAGCCAAAACAATCGGTCTTGAAATTACGTTAGTAGGTCCACCAGGAACAGCATCCGATTCTTCTTCTGCCACATCTACTTCTCCTTTGACATCTTCAGTCAATGCGTTAGCACCTCCAACTCCAGGTTCAGTAGGAACAACCTTGAACGCTCCAACCAATGCTCCGACATATGGTCCTGCAGGTGTTGGAAGTTCATCATCATTGAACGCTACAATTCCTCCTATGGCTCCAACTTGTAATTCTTCAAGTTCTTCATCCTCTAATTCCAATATTGTTCCAAAGAGTTCTCTTGTTCCATGTTCCTGTGCTACAACTGGTTCAGCAAGTTGCTCTATGCATCAAGGTTCAACACAGGGTTCAACTGTTCCAGGACAACCTTCTTCTAGTTTAGTTGATCCAATGGATACAATATCTGCGTTGACTAAGACTCAAAGACAGTGGGATTTGATGAGACCCTTCAATACATCCATGGGTGACATTCCAGGATACTTAAACTCATTTAGTGCTTTTGGGTAATAATATAATATAATGTTCGGACTCAACAACCATCGTGGAAGCTGCTGGGTGAATGCCGCACTTCAAGGATTGTTTTCGTGCCCTTCGTTGATGGACAGATATTCAGATAAAGAAAATATAGATAAGGAAAACCCAATAGACGTATGTCTTGAATCTATTTATCGCAACAAGGGAGAATCAGGATTAAAAGAGTTTTTTGAATGTATTAAAACTTCCTATCTTCCTGCGGGTGAAAATATTGGAGACAGTCATGAACTTATCGTTCATTTATGTGATAAACTTCCGTGGTTAGATGAAGAGTTTCGTTTCAATTCAGGGGACAGAATAGTATGTAATTCATGTCATGATACACAATTGAAAACAGAAACAGTTATAGACTTAAGTTTAATGCCTTCTAAACCAGGTATTCCATTATTGGACGCTATTCAAGAATATGTATCTCCACATACTATTCCCGAATGGAAATGTGAAAAATGTGGAAAATTGGGTTGTAGCAAGCAAGTTTTATTTGGATCTTTTCCAAAAGTATTAATGATTTGGTCTATGACACCTATAGAATATTCAAGCTTATTAGTTTTGAATGGAAAGAAGTATTTCTTGTTTTCTGTCGTTTGTTACAGCGGAGGTCACTGGTTTTCTTACGCTCGTAAATTGCCACCAGGTCATGCTTGGTATATTTTAGACGATACATCCGTTCAAGAAATGGATTCTAAGAAGTTTCCCGTAGATCGCACGATGAGAGTCCTACTTTATTTCCTATATGAAAACTAATGAGTACCCCCGTGTCTTCGAATACGAATATTACACAACCTCCAACTTCTATACTCAATATGAAAGTTGGAGATATATTGAAGACCATCATGAATTCCCTACAACAACTTTCTCAATCTGCGAAGGGTCTCGCTCAATCTGAAAGTGATCCAACCACAAAAGCAGCACTTACCAGTGTTGCTAACACAATTGATCCTACCAATGCTTCTTCAACGTATACTGCTCCTCATGTAACATCTCCTGAACCTACTGTGATAACAATTACACAAGGTAGTAACACATCAAGCACAACTCTTCCTTCTTCTTCGGTAATTCCAACACCCTCTACAACTTACACAACACCTCAACCACAACCATCAGTTCCTCAGGGTACATCATCTACATCTTCTACAACCACTCCATCTACACCGGCACCAACTCTTCCTTTAAAGGAAACCAAACGACCTACACTTCCTACTGTTATCACTATTGTTGGTATCATCATTGTTGGATTTTTTGGAATTACTCTTGCTTTATCTGATACATTTGCATTTATTACTTATGCCTTACTCATTGCATTTATTGGATTTGTTCTTTATGCTTATGGATTTGTACAAGTAATATACACCAAAGATGAATTAGATATTACCTATGATTTACATCCATTTGCTCAACCTCCAGATACAACAATAAATACTACAAACTTAACACCTGCTCCTGTAGCACCTACACCTTTAACTGAGGTCTTCTACGTATCTGATAACGTTTTTACATATTCACAAGCACCTGCTGTTTGTAAAGCATACGGTGCAGAATTAGCATCTTATTCTCAAGTAGAACAGGCATATAATCAAGGGGCAGAATGGTGTGGATACGGTTGGTCTGAAGGAGGTATTGCCTTATTCCCAACTCAACAAGCAACCTGGGAAAAACTCCAAAAGGAACAAGACCCTGCTGCTCGTATTAAGTGTGGTCGTCCAGGTATTAACGGAGGTTATTTTGACCCCAATACTAAGTTTGGTGTAAACTGTTACGGTGTTCGTCCTGCCAAGAAAGCATCCGATGCTTCTCCTAATATTTCTACATCTTCACAAGACAGCATTGATAGATTGGTATCTCAATTTCAACAAAACTTGAGTAAGTATGTAGTTTCTCCATTCAACCAAAAAGAATGGTCTGAAGTTTCAGGAAATCCTCAGGATATTCAGTTATCATTAACACAAACAAATGCCAAAGGAATACCAGGAACACCTCAAGCAGATGCTACAATGAACACTGCTCCATTTGCCACAAAACCTACACAAATGACAAGCATTCTTGCTTCTCAACAGATAATACCTACAGCTCCTATTCCTCCTCCACCTAATGTAAATGAACTCATACAGGAAGTAGAAGATCTTGGAACTGCTCCAATGGGAGTTTTGAATGATGCGTATAACCAAGTGTCAGATTTTGTTCAAAGTGTAGTATAATACTATGTCTACTTGGACTGCCAGAGATGCTAACATTTACGAATCACGATGGACTTTTCAAACACCTGTAAATGCCCAAGACGCTCCGCCACGAACACCTTTTGTTGGTTCGTTTAATGTTCCATTAGCCAAAGAACGTCTTCAACCAAACAACTTTCAATGGCTTGTATATCGTCCTCAAGAACACTCCATTCCACCATTTGAATATTTCAAAAATACTCGTGCTCCATCGCGGACTATGGGCCCCCGAAATTAAACCAAGTGATAGATAATGATTGAAGTAGCACTCTTTACAGGTGTTGGTTTGTTAGGATACATCCTTGCAACCCAATACAATGAAGAAAAGAAACGAGAAGGCTTTTATGATGCGGTATCTCCACCTGCTTCTGCCATAACTCAAAATGACAGTGTCACATACTCTCAGGATGATAAAGGACATAATAACATGGTTCCATTTTTTGGTGCAAAAGTCACCCAGAATATGCGAGCAGGTGCTAACTTATCAATTTTAGATACATTTGCTGGAACTGGTAATGAATATTTCCAAAAGCGTGAAGTTCAAACTTTCTACGATGTTGTTCCAGGTCAAGGTCTTCCTTTTGGTAATCAGAATGAATCTGACTTCTACCAATCTCGTATGGTTGCAGGTAAAAACATGAACAATGTATTCCCTATTGAACGAACATACGTTGCACCTGGTGTAAATGACGGTTATAACAATCTTGGTTCTGGTGGTTATCAACAATTTAATGCAACTCAAGAATTTGCTAAACCACGTACAACCGATGAACGTCGTACAGCCAACAAACCAAAACTCACCTACGATAAACCAGTTATTCCAGGTTCTCACTTCATTACTGAACCAGGTCTCCAAGCACCTGTAATGAAGAATCGTCCAGACACCTTCCAAGTTTTATCAGATAAAGATACTGGTGAACTTTTATACTTGAATACAACTACTGGTGCACAAGTAGCACCTTCTGCCTTTCCTGAACAGATGTACAAGGAACAACAGCGTGAAACAACAAACATTGAATACTACGGAACAGGTGGTGCTTCCTTTACATTCGCAAACTACATTCGTGAATTTACTGAACCATTTGAACAGTTTATGCGTCTTACTGTAGGTGAATGGGCAGGTCCAAGTGGAGGTTCAGGAGCAGCACAAGAAGGTTCTTACTTGGTTGATCCATACCTTGTTGCTTACACAAATCCTGGTCGTGAAGCTTCTTCGATGACTAACTACACACCTCCAGGTTATGTTGCCGTCAATACTGGTGAAGCATCTGTTGGTGCGGTCAAAGTCAATAAAGATGAAGACATGCTCATCAATACTCGTCAATTGGTCGATCCAGCAAACGTTGTTTCACATTCATCATCTGTTCAACAATTGGGTGTATACAAATACAACGAACCATTACCACAGGACCAAGAAATCAAGAATATCGATCCTTCAATCTTGGATGCGTTCCGTTCAAACCCATATACGCAAAGCTTACACAGTGTAGCATAAGGGAATGGATATTCAAGATATTCTACAAAGTATTTTATACGGTCAATTGGAAGTGGAAATTAAAAACCCTTCGCTCCATGAACAATACGAGATTTTAAGGGCAGTGGTGGCAAATCCTTCTTCGCACCGCCGACTGAAGATTGTGGGGGAACTGCACCCGTGGGTTGCGTTTCTACTTGAACGGGTCGGACAGGAAAAATCTGATTAGCGTAGTAAGCAGCACCAAAACTACATACGGCAGAAGCGGCGGTAAAAATAGCAATCATTATGTATAAGCATCCAACAATTATGCATTTGGTGGACGACGGAACACTTATGCGTGTTCAAAACAATCTACTTCAATCTAAAAATATTAAGAACCTACATGGATCATGGTGGTTTAACATCATGATGTTTGTTTTGATGGTGGTTGTGTTCATATATTTCTTAATGAATCAGTACACATCCACTACACACATTTTACAGGCAGAAGCAACAAAGAAAGATATTCCATACCAACCAAACACGTTTAATAATGCTGTACGAAATCATATTGAGTTGTAATAATGCCTGCCCCTGAATCTAGACGCACTGCTCTTTTAAAACTCAAACTAGATATGGTATACCGAGGAATACCAACTGCGAAGGCAGAAGAACGATTTAACCAAAACGTATCGCCTCCACAACCAGAAAAGGAGAAAGTAGCCGCTCCAAAATGAACATCTTCTTCTTACATCGCAAACCTCGCAAATGTGCGAGATATCACTGTAATAAACATGTAGTCAAAATGATTGTTGAATCCTGTCAATTACTATATACGTGTCACTGGTCTCAGAAGGAACCACCGACACTTATACATACAGCACCTAACGGAGGATACAAACCTAGTCATCGCAAACATCCATGTAATCTATGGTTAAATGAATCAATTGAAAATTATCGTTGGTTAGTTCGTCTTACCGAAGAACTCGTTGAAGAATATCATCATCGATACGGAGATAAAGAACATGCCTGTGAAAAGCATATTGATTGGTTGAAAGTAGTAGAACCTGACCTTCCACGAGTTCCATTTACTATGCCTCGTTGTGCTATGCCTGACGAATTCAAGGTTTCTAAAAACTCAATTGTAAACTATCGTGCATACTATCAAGGTGCTAAACAACATATTCTTCAGTATACGAAACGACATACGCCGCACTTTATCAAATTAAGAAAACACGCAGAAGTATAATAATGGTAGCGGACAATTTTGGGTATATTGAATTATCTGATCCAGATGCTGTCCCTCGTGATGTCCTTGTACATTCTTTTGATTTAAGACGCCGTGGAGATGAATTAGTCGCATCAATGAAACTTATGGGAGAAGATCCTTCTGCTTCACCACTTGATATTCTCAAAACAAGATCTCAAGAAAAACGAAGAGCAGAAAAGCGTGTTTTACTGAAAGGAACATCACCTATTTTAACAGATACTCCTATCGTAGCAGATGTTACAGGGGATATGGAAATTCCTCTTTTTCATTTTGCTGCTGATGTGGAAGAGTTCTTAGATAATCCTTCAGTAGTTAAATTTAGCGATGTTAAAATTCAGAACACTCCACGAGAAGTAAAAGGCGATACTGTAAAGTTCAATTTAGTATCTAAAACATACGGATTAACTTTTTCACCTACATCTGCAAAATTTTATGATTTTTTCGTTGGACCCATCGGAGATAAAGATCATCGTGTAGCACTTCATGGTTTTTTAGCAGAACCTGTAACATTAAACATCAAAGGTCGTGGAAAGGTAAAAATTGAACCTGGATTTGAAATGATTTCAATTTTGAAAGGAACAATTACACCTGACTTTGTTCCATCGGGTAGAATAGTTGAACCTGGAACTCCACAATCTGCTACGTATGCCGAAGTTCCTACAATACCTGAAACAACTCCGTCGTCATCTACTTCTACTCCTCCAACTTCTACTCCTCCTCCATCATCATCTACTCCTTCAACTCCTCCTGCAGAAATGACACGCGAACAAAAGGAACAGAAAGTTCGTGAAATTATAACTGCCTCTACTTACGCAGAAGGCGATAAAGAAAAACTCATAAAGATCATTTTACTTCCGGATATTAACCCTGGAGACACTGGTAAAAAGTTGGTAGATAACGGCGTTGCTCTTCCAATTTCTCCAAGACTTAAACGAGGTATTCATCCAGACCGTTGTTCGTTTGATCAACCCACTTGTCGTTTACTGAATGATTACGTAGGCAATCTTCAAGATACATTCAAACTTCCAACTGATATTTTAGGTGGACGAAACGGGTTTCCTTCTATTTTAGATGAGTTCTTGCGTATAGCACCTGCACCTGTTGCACCCACGACTCCAGAAACTCCAACCTCAACCGTCTTACCAACTGTAGAATCTATAACCAGTGCACTTCCATCAGTTGAATCTATAACAAATGCCTTACCTTCTGTAGAATCTATCACAAATGCTTTACCTACTATTACTGAACAAGATCATCCATCCACACAATTAGAACGAGAAATTAAGGAAAAAGTCCCTGATGCCGTTTATTCATTCACTCCTCAACCTTGTGAAACCGTCACTGGAAAAATTGACGACAACTTTGTTAAAAACATTGAACAGATGATTCAACTTTATATCAACAATAAATATCCAGGTTTGTTTGACGAAAAATTACAGAGAGAAGTGTTCCAAGATCAGAAGTTTGCTGTTCCTTTATCTGAAGTTCAAACTGAAAACAAGGGACAGGAATACAAGTTATACTTCCCTACTAAAAAACATGATTTCAATTCTGGAGACAGTGCATATGTTGTAGATGTTCAGTGTGGAAGCGGTGAAATGGGAATACAGATATCTATCAAGAAGAACCATTCAAACGCAAATGGTCAAATAATAGAACATATACGTGGAGGAGCAGAAGACGACGCAATTGAAGGATTCTTATTTGAATTATCGTACGGTAAAACTATGAAAACAACTCCAACGAATCGTGTTCAAACAATCAAAACAGAAGCACCTGCCCAAACAACAGGAGGTTGTGAAAAAGAAACTGGTAAAGTAGATGCTAAACTTAAAGATACAGTTTTAGAAAGTATCGTTAAGTTCATTGAAAAAACCAGATCTGATTTATTAACAGAAATAAACAGAAATAAACTGAAAGAAAATAAAGGTTTAATTAAATTTTTAGAAGAAACACAAGCAGAAAAAGACGGAAAAGAATATACATTGATTCTTCCAACTGCTCAAGGTCCAACCTTGACTTTAAGTACTGGTTCTCATAAAACTGTGAATATGAAAGTTCCAGAAGGTTGTTCCCAAAACGGTGTTGTTCTAAAAGTGAATGTCAATGATGAAAAATTAACTGAAAGTGTTTACTTTAGTTTTGAATTTGTGGTCTAGTGTATAAAATATAACAAGTCACATACCCAAATCCTATTATCTTAAACCAAGTCATGTAAGGTGGAAGTTCAAGTAATATCAATGTAGATAAAGTTACTGCAATCATGTATAACGCATCTACAACAAGAACCCAACCTACTCCTTTCATAGTAGAGTATTCTAACATCAGATCAATTATTGAATTACGACCAGGTGGAACCATTGGAACTACAACTTGACTGAAAAAGAGATCATGTGTCATCTGAACGGTAACCACGATAATCAAGAAGGCTACTAAATTGAATGGACCTCCAATAGCAGATGCTATTATTTGTGCAAGAACTACACCAATAACCATAGAGAGAACATCGGCAGCATATGCTACTCCTTGATAACGGTCATACCATTTAGTAATTGGTGCGTCTGGTTCAGACGTATATCTCCAAATAAACAGTCCAAGAGTATCTACTGCCATCGCGGACGCCACAATAGCTAGTAAAATACGAGAATCCCAAAACTTACGAATATCTTTCATTGTATATCAAAGAGAGATGTTCGTTATACTAGTAGGAGGAACTCAAAAACAAAGGGAAGAGTTCACTCAATTTGCGGAAAGACATGATATCGATGATAAAGTTGTTTGGATAAACAATCGCCCTACTTTCCACTACATTGCTAATCTATTTATTAATTTTGGAGGACCAGTGAATATTCCCAGTGGAAAATTAATCATTACTTGGAGCGGTGATCACCAAGAAACATTTGACCGAGCCTTTAAAACTCTCAATTTAAAATAAGATGTTCGATATCTTATGGATATTCTTAGGGTTTCTAACTGGAATGATTGTAACAACAATCTTCGTTCCACCTCAAACTGCTAAGAAACTCGTTCCAGACATTAGATACCCCGATAAAGTATTACGTAATCCTAAAATCGAGAATGGATGTTTCCGTGCTGCTGCATACGAAGTTCAGTGTACTGATGGCATTGATTTTCTAAATCAGTAAGTAATGGAAATCAGTAAGGTCCTTAAAAAACCAGAAGCAAATTATCTCTTTTCGTTTGTTATTGGACTTGGACTTGCCGTCTTGATGTTTCACCGTCCTCAAACTGAAATTGATGTATGCGCTATTCCAATAGAAGAATTAAAGAAAATGGTAACTCGCGTAGACGGAAAGTGTTATAGATATCGCGTTGAGGACGCGTCCTGTCCTGATGCGAGACTTTCGCTTTAATAAATACAAATGGACGCTACTCCCTTGGATCAACTTATGCCTCCTGGTGGCTCCCAACAACCAGCAATGTCATTACCTGCTGCAACCACCTACCCACAGATGATTACACCAGGCACCTCATCTGCTATTTATACTCCTCCTCCACCACAACAGACTGCTCCAATGCATCCTTATGCTGCCAAGACTGTTCTTAAAAGTATTATGACCTATGTAAGTATCTTTAGTGCTATCTTTATTATTTCTTTAACCCAAGTTCAATCACTTGTTCTTCGTTACATTCCAAACGCATACTCTGGTTCTGGTGTTGTTTCCTTAACGGGTGCTGCTGTTCTTGGTGGTATAGGTATTGTTCTAGTGTATATTTTACAGACTCTTCTTCAACCTCTAATATGATTTAAAGATATAGAATATTAAAGTAACATAAGTTATTTAGAATGATCTTTGATATAGGAGCAAATGTAGGTTCATGGGCTTTAGCAAACGTTAATAATTGTGATAAAATAATTGCAGTAGAAGCATCACCTATAACATTTCAAAGTTTGACAAATAACTGTAGAAATAATAAAATAGTTTTATTAAATTATGCAGTTTGTAATAATAATGGTAATGATATAACATTTTATCAAGCAAATCAACACGTTTTATCAACTATAAATAAAGATTGGTTGACAAAAGAAACGTCAAGATTTTATAATGAACCATATAGAGAAGTTATTTGTAAAACAATAACTTTAGACAATTTAATAGAACAATATGGATTACCAGATTTAATTAAGTTAGATGTTGAAGGTGGAGAATATGAATGTATAACTTCTTTAACTAAAAAAGTTAATTTACTATGTTTTGAATGGGCAAGTGAAATAAATGATATTACATTTAAGTGTTTAGATTATTTATACAGTTTAGGTTATACAAAATTCTGTATGCAAATGCAGGATAATTATGTATTTAGACCAAATGATAATGATTTTTATGATATTTCTACTATAAAAACAAAATTATCAAATACTATACCAAAACAAGATTGGGGAATGATATGGTGTAAATAATTTATAATGTATTATAATGACTTTCTTAATAGCTCCACTTTTTGTAATTGGTATAGGCTTATTGTGGTATATGTTTTATAGACTCTTATCCAACTATTAATATAAATGAGTCTAGCAGTAGCAGCTCAACTTGCTCCTCGTGTCATTGTTCCAGGTTTCTTCACTACACAGAGAGCATTAAGTGCTTCAAATTACGGTGAAATCATGCAAATTATTGCTTTCACCTTATTTTTCACGTCTTCAGTATTTACATTTTTCCAAGGTGAAATCCAATGGTTAGGTATTATTCCAGGTATTGCCGCAATAGCATACTGGTATATGCAACATGATCCTAAGAATATCGAATTTTATCGTTATGCAGATTGGATCATTACTACACCAATCATGTTAGCAGCAATTTTGATTACAAATGGGGCACCATTATATTTGATTGTAAGTGCAATTGGTCTAGATATTGCTATGATTGTAGCAGGATACAAAGGTATAACTGAAGACAATATAACTTGGTTTTGGTATGGTATGATTCCGTTTATTCCTATTCTGTACATTCTCTTAACACAGAAGAAGAATAAAGCTGCTATTTATTTAACTGTAGCAGTATGGTCTTTATACCCAGTCATATACTACCTTGAAGAATCAAAGACATTCACGCAAGAACAGACAACCGTTTCATTTGCGTTTATGGATATAGTTTCTAAGGTTGGTTTAGTAAACTTGTTACATATTTAAATAAAAATCTGACATAGTTGGAACATGTGAAGACTGAAGTTGTATTAATGTTCCCGGACTAGTAGACCCAAATCCTTCACGACCAACATACAAAAGAATTGAGATTACAGCAGCAACGAAAAACATCCAGAAATACTTCATTATGAATAGTTCGGATGAAAATCATATAAGTAAAGGGTGCGTATGAATAATAACATGTCAGAGGTTCAAGATATACTTACACCATACCAAACTAGATCACGTGGTTATATATACGATCCAATTGCAGCAGTGTTTGATCGTATATTACTTGGTCCAGGATTACATATGACACCTCAATTTATGCGATTATACTCAATTACACATATCATTAATTGTGCCGATGAAACAGCATGTCCCAACTGGACTAAAACATACCTTGGAGAAAATCATTACGAATGTTTAAATGCAATTGATTCAGAAAATGTAAATATCATAAATGACTTTTATCCAAGATTTGAAAAGATTATGGATTCATATCTACGGGATCCAACCTGTTCAAATGTGTATGTCCATTGTCAAGCAGGTATGAACAGATCAGCTACTTTGGCAATCGCATATGTTCATAAACGATTTGGTATACCAATGTTGAAACTTATTGAATCTACAGTTCGTCAAAGACCATGTATACTTTCAAATACTGCTTTCCAGAAACAATTATTAGAATTTGCGTCTCATAAGAATAAGTAAGAGATGTGGGCACAAATTCAAGATGATATAACTAGATTGGATGATAACCCCTTAGGTGCCTTAAACAGCGGTTTAGACGAAACTTTGGGTCCATCATTTGATTATTTACAAACCATCAAGTCTCCAAAAAGTAAAGGTGTATCTTCCGATGGATCCTTTGACCAAGTATATACCAATATTGGAGCAGTAAGAGATTATGTAGATAATTTAGTTACTGGACCAAAAGTAGGAAATCGTTTTTTTACAGAAACAGGAGGATACTGTAGAGCACCAGGAGGTAAAATTGTGAATCGTTGGACTTATACAAATAACAAGTTGGGAGGGGATGATGCAGCAGGAATATTAGGTACAAGTTTTCAGAATGCAGTTCAAGGTTCTGGATTCGACGGTATTATTCCAGGTATTGGTGGAGATGTAGCATCTATGAATCCTCTTAAAATTATTAATGGACTTGTTCTTGACGGTATTCCTAAATGTCAAGCATTTACTTGTCCTGTAACAGATATCAATACAGGTGATGAAATAGGAAACCAAACACATTTTTTGACTCCGCAGTTAGAAACCAACTTAACTCCTTGTAGTTTAAGTCCAAATCAGTCGGAAGTAGAAGCAGATACTCCAGCAGGAACTGAAAAGTTTGTGAATTATCAAAGAGACATCTATCCAGGACCTTTAAAGATGGACATGCCTCAGGATCCAATGGCATATGTCCTTTGGGGAGTTGCCATTGCCTGCGTTTTTGGATACTTAGCCATGAAATAAAGACTTACGAAGTTGAGTTTGTTGAAACATAATAGGTATGTCATCGGATGTATTCAAAGTAAAGAAATCAAGAGATTCGAATGGAGGAAAAAATAGGGAACAGATCGGAACCCTAGATTCCCTTCATGAACGATATGTTGAAGAACTTCAATATAAGTCATCTGAAGAAGCAATTACTTCGTTAGATGATCATATTCAACAAATAAAGATTGATTTGTCTGGATCATTTAATCCCTTTGATTTTAATGATGTTATGAAAGTTACACGGTTAAATAAAAAACTAGAAGAATTAGAAGATGAGCGTACACGTGCACTTGAAAAAAGCGATATTCAAGAATATTACCTTGATAGTGGGGATATTATGTTAGATTATTATGCTCCACAGAAGAAGCAGACAGTTTCCAAAGTAGGTGTGGGTGCTATTGCTCAAGGAACATTTGATAAGTTGTTCTCGGTTACCGAAGCAGCTGTTGGACCTTCAAAGAAGAAGATGTTTGATGAGTATATGAACCGTCGTGGGTTATCAAATGGTTTGAATATTGCAGAGAACGCAGATAATATCAAGAAGATGTCCGAACATTGTGCAGACTGTAATATTCCTCGTGAAGAAATCACTTCCGAAGGTATTTTGGTATGTCCTAGATGCGGTTCAGAAGAGTATGCCTTGGTTGTCTCGGACTTTCCTAGTTTTCGTGATCCTCCAAAAGAGCGTAATAATTATGCGTATAAGAAACAGAATCACTTAAATGAAATTCTGAATCAGTTTCAGGCAAAGGAAAGCACGGAAATCCCTGATGATGTTATGAATGAAGTTATTTGTGAAATCAAGAAACGACGCATTGATAATATTGCTCTCTTAACTGAACAGAACATTCGTGAAATTCTCAAAAAGTTGGGAAGAAATAGATACTACGAACATGCAGCACATATTTTATCACGATTGAACGGAAATCCACCTCCAACTATCACACCAGAAATCGAAGATAAGATTCGTGCGATGTTTCAAGAAGTTCAAGCTCCGTATCTATTATACTGTCCCGATGAACGCAGAAACTTTCTGTCGTATTCATACATTATTTATAAGTTCCTTGAACTCCTCGAGTTGGACGAATACAAGGTTCATTTTCCGTTGTTGAAATCACGAGATCGTCTTATCCAACATGATGCGATCTGGAAGAAGATTTGTGAATATCTTCAGTGGGAGTTTATACAAAGTATTTAAGTTTATTCAAGACACATAATGTGAGAATCGGTTGAATACCAACCATTTTTTCCATTATGAATATCCATAATTGATTTGAAAGCGTATTCGTATTTTTTACCTACATTGAACATGTCGTATTTACTTACTGCGCGTTCACGAATGTAGTTTCTATCAAACTTTCCGTTAACTGCTAATTGAACTCCAACTACATAATCTTGAAGTGTATGACAGAGAACACCTGTTTTAAAGTTTTCTACTGTTTCAGTTTGTGCTCCG